GCGGAAATGAGAATATTTCTGTGTTAAACTTTATAAAAAGTAACAATCTGAAAGTTTTGTTATCATTTTATCGTTTAAGTAACAGAAAACAAGGCGGTCACCATGTGGCAAACCGCCTTATTTTTTAGAATATATATGAAAACCAATGGTAACGCTTCCTGCTCTCAAGATACGTGAGGTCCTCCTGATTGGCATAAGCCTCCCTCTCAAAAGATATTGTCCGATAAGCCTTATGGCTATCTCTAAGCATGATAAGCCTGATAAACCATTCGATGAGATACCACAGATAAAAGAAAACGTAAAGCATTTCCTTCATTTGCTCGGTATGTATCTGTTCGTGATTGAAGGTTACGTCACTAATCGGTCTGTCTCTTCGTGTGAATAGAACCCCGAAGAGGTTCACATAAGCGAAACCTTTAGGGGGAACGAATCTGTTCTTTACCATCTTCATATCTCTGTAAGCTCTTGTCTTGATTGCAATCTTTGCTGTCATTACACCGAACACCTTTCTTGATGATAACTTGCTTCCCCACGCCCTTAAAGGCGTGGGAGCGAAAAGAACTAACTACTAACTAATTTAAAAATGCTGACACTGGGCGAACCTTGCCCTGATTGAACTTCCAGTAGTAGTTCATGTTGCCATCGCTCAGAGCCAAGCTCCAAGCGTTGTTCTTCGAGTACTGGGTACTAGTCCAATACCAGGTAGTCCGCAACTGGGTTGCTCCATTGATTTTAGACAAGGCATAATTTATTTTGTCGAAGTTTGCCCAGATCATAGCCATTTCACCCATTGACGGCAACCACCATCTTCCTGCTGTCAGACCTTTGCCGTTAGCATTTGTGCGTGAATATCTGTTGCAGAATCCTGCGGCATAATCCTCTGTATTTGTAACGTTGCTTGATGTACTTCCGTTGATGATAGCGGTCGTATTAGCCCGACCAGCAAAGTCGTTCAATGCGGCTATTCTATCACCTGTCGTAGTTACTCCGCTAATCTGAACAGAACCAGACGTATCAGATGATGAAACTGGTTTGGAACTCCACTTAGTGGAAGATGCTTCGGTTGGAGCAATCACAAGATGTTTTCCTCCTTCAACAAGAAGAACTCCTTCCGCTATCTCTCCACCGGTCTGATATGATGCCCAAGAACTCACCCTAACGGCAAGAGGATAATTATCGCCCTTGCGATGAAACATGATGAATACACCATCGTATAGCTGGCCTATGTCTGTTCTGATAGCATCTTCCATCGTTGCTTTACTAGCATTTGTGACCGCCTGCCCGTTAGCAGACAGCCAATCGCTGATTTTTCTTGTCTTTATAGCCATAATATTATGTCTTTTAAATGATTGTTACTTATTTTTCTCATCTGCCGATACCGCATTGCTGATAGCGGCATTCACTGCGTCAATGAAGCAGGGAGCGGTAGTTCGCTCAACGAGTTCCTTGATGATTCTCGCTTCATCGTCTGTGTACTCTGTGTCATCGTTGCCGTTCCACATTTTCACTGCAAGAGCCTGTCCTGCCAGCCCCAATCCTGCTCCCTGCGAGTAGATGATGTTTGCAATCTGCTTGCGTGCGTTAACTACCTGACACTGATTCTTGTCGAGTGTCATAAATACTTCGAGATGTTCTAACTTAACTTTCATATTAATTTTTGCTTTTATGATTATCTATTTGACCAATCCAAATCATGTTCTCCGCTCCAGAAGATACCACGACCGAAATAGGTCTTACCCTTCTGACTAGGATTAAGTAATTCTGGGTTTATATATACAAGATTTATTGTTTGTCCACCATTAAGTTGATGCCATCCACCGACATCACAGAAATATATTCCGTTATTAATATCATTAGCATTTATTGCCATCCAACGCTTACCTGTTCCTCCAGGTACAAACTCGTAATAATGTATAGCATTTGCTCTAGAAGAATTGAATACTACCACATCAATAGGACATCCGGCAGATTTATCATCAGGACTATACAATGGAATTTTGTATACGGTTTTATTGTCATACGTAGTACTCTCTAGTCTCACAACAGTATGTGCAAAATCGTATCCGTCTGGATAGATGCGCATACTAGCCCCATTTATTACTGCCAATGTACTATTACTATGACCAAAAGCACCTCGACTCCATATAGTACTAGCATAGAAACGCCAACCTCTAGTCCTTTCTGGATTCGTACCTTGACTGTAAATATCTGCATCAAATGTTATATAGCCAGAACTATCAAAATATATTGAACCAGCGCTTTTCTTTCCATCAGAACTAACCGCAGTCAATTTATGAAAAGAGCCTACCACACCCTTTAGTTCTCCTGCGAATATACCATTAGACGCATATAACGAACCATCTTTCTTTACGCTGAATGGAGCATCAGCCCCATTCGGTGCGCCAAGCCACAGAGCGTAATCATTATCATTACTAACAACCCTAAACGAGCCAAACATCGCACCACCTGTCGGATTATACAGATTAATCTGATTTGTTCCGAGCATATTGATGGTAGCGTTCTCGGCAAGGAGAAGATGAGTTGCTATTGATTTATAATTACTCATCTCTGTCCAATGTCCATCGGTCAAACTAGGCGAAGAAGTAGCGTCGTTATACGTTTGAATGCATTGATACCACTTGCCTTTAACACACACAACATCAATGTACGCTTCTTCTCCTACACCCGAAAGATACTTATAGCTGCCCGATTCAAAACCGTCATGTTCACGCATGAGAGCACCTTTTTCGCCCTTTTCTCCTCTCTGAGAGAAGGAGATAGAGCCAGTTACTTCTGCTAAAACCTTTGTCATAAGCTATTAACTATTTAACACCTGTGATTACGTAAACTGCGCCCTTGTAGGCACGTATTGCTGATTCCGTAACAGTAAACTTGTTGTCGCTCACCGTTGGTGCTCCCGAAATAGGAATACCGCTGTTGGAATATAATGCCATGCTGAATGCGACATCTTCGATATTGGTCTTAGAACCACGCTTGCGCATGTACGGAACGTATACGATGCTTCCTCCCGAATTTTGAATGAAGTTTTCAGCTACAGCATTTCCGTTGCCATCCGTAGGGTTCGGGAATATGATATATTCATCCGACACGTCATTGACGGTCTGGGTATCTGACGCATAAAAACTTCCTGCCTTGTATGCTTCGCACATAACGAGGATAGATGAATCAACGTCTGTCTCATTGATGGTGAATGTAGGAGAGTCGCTATCCTGCTTGAGTACCCATGCGTTTGTAGAGTCTGGCAGATACCACTTGAATGTATATCCGCTAGATGTCACGGACGTTCCTTCCGTCACCTCTGCTTTGACGGTACAGCTACCGCCCTTCTCTGTGATAGTGAACAGATTCGTACTTGAAGTAGGGAGAATGTTCACTCGCTTTGAGCTGACAACGCCCTTGGCTATATATACTGGGTACATAGCTTTAAGATTGATGTTTGTGTTTTCGAGCGACAGACTTGTTCTTGCTTCGATGTTGAACGAATCACCGCTATTGATTTTCACAAGGTTCTTATTGATAGTAAGGGTCGGATTGCCGCTAGCATCAGCCCCCATAGTAAAATGACCAGACACGCCACCAAACGAATTAGTGGAAACGCCCGAATCATTGAACGCCAACGTCACACCGCCGACAACCCATGTTGTAGAACCTCTTGTAAGGTCGAAGTTATTACCTGCGCCCTGCTCTGCCGAAAAGGCTTGCATAACTAGAACTGGATGCCTAGCACCGCTAGCTTCGAAGTCAGGCGAAATCTGAGTAGGCGCATCCCACTCGCCATCATAGTTCTGATTAACGTCTCCTGTCGTACACTGAAGGATTGGGTAGATTGTCGTTCCGTTGCTTGTCACAACAATCTGTCCTGTTATTGATGCTTTACTCATTTGTTACCTCGCTTTCCTTTTTATCTGTTGATACCTCTGTAGCAGGAGTCTCCTCTGTGCTCTCTGACGCTGATGCGTCTGGCATATCTGCGCCATATCCGTTATCCTTATTCCTTGTATCGCCCTCACCACCATACTCGACTGGGGTATAGCAATATGCAGGGGTGGCTACACTTCCGTCAATCTCAGCTAGAGCAGAATACTCCTCTATGAGAGCACCGCCAGCATAGGCAGCTCTTGCACTCAGATTAACACCAGGAACATCATTCATCTCACTCTGATAGAGCAAGCAATTACCGTCATGCGTCATTGTGAGCGGAACACCATCCTTGGTGATTACATCTGCGACTTCCTTAGTTACCTTAACGTAATATCTCATAATCGTATATTTTTAAAGTTCAACAATAATTAGCTGTTCTCGTCAATTTCCCTTGACACAAGATAGTTCCCATCCTCATCCACAAGGGTATTGCCATTCTCGTCAACAATCAGCTCGTAAGCACCTCTGTCTTCTATTGTCAGACGGATACTCTTCTTCGCCTCGAAAGGACATTTGAACGTCTCTCCGTACCCTAACACCGTGACATTCTCAGTCATGGTTACTACGCCATTGTTCACAACCTTGCCATAAGATACTTTCTGCCACTTCGCTCTGATAATCTTATTCCATACAGAAGGGTCAATGACTCCTTTGTTGTCACTTACGATAGCCCGACAAGTTACGAAAGCTGTATCAGAATTGAGACCGAAGCCATCGCCTACGAACTGAGGAGTGAGGGGTGGAATGGTTCTTTTGATATAGGTAACCTTCTTCGGGTCTCCTGTTCGAGGAGAAGATGGAACACTTCCTTCGTAGATATAGCAGGCTCTTACCTCATATCCGATTCCGTCACCTATCATATCACAGTTGACGGTGATAGATGTAATCTGACCGTTAGCAGCCTTTGTCATGGCGGTAATCTCGTAGTTCTCGGAATCGTCAACGGAAGAGATAAGCTGCTTTGTTCCGTTATCCAAGATACGATACCACCATATCCTTGCCTTTGTGTCCGCAGACTTATCTATAGCACCGACCATTACCTTTGCTGTGATGGTTCTTGTGCTTTCGTGTTTGAGTGGATTCCAAAGCACCGTAGGAGCACTATCAAGCATAATCTCTGCCCTTGCATTAGTGGTGTCTTCAAGGTAGAGCGGCTTGTTGGCTATGAATGTGTACTTATATCCACTTATCGGGTCAGTCCAATTACCCTCAAACCGCATTGTTCTCGGCTTATTGATAACTGAGTTAGACTTGATAAAGAGAGTTCCCTTATTCAAGCCTTCCGTTGTGGCTTCATAACCACTTACCAAACTTGCTTTTTCGCTTGTTGCTACTACGACAATTCCACTAGTAGAGACTTCCGACCATTTGAATGAATCCAACTGACTGTTAAATGTGCCCGTCTCGTTAGGGTTGTCGGGGTCTATGAGGAAGCATGACGGAAACATCGTACATGGACGGATTGCGTAATTCGGGGAATATGAGTTGGCGATGCCGTCATACTGCTGCCTGTTGATGATGTCTCCAACTATCTCTATGCTGCAAGACTGGGAATAGGCGGTTGTCTGTATATCCATCATCTTGTCAACACTTACTGCTAATTCTTTTGGCATATCTTTCAATTTTAAAGTTCAACATTAGAAACTAACACTCACGTCTTCGGAATACATCGTCTCTCCATCCTTAATTTCGGCATCACATCGGAAAGTCACACTACCTATCTTGAATGCAGCACCGCCAAGGTCTTCATAGGTCAAATCAACCGACAATCCGCAGTTGGCGTGAGAGAGTGCCCATTTGTTGTCAGCCGTTGGGTCTCCGCTATCCCTAGTCCATACAACATTGACCATAGAATCGGTCACGTCTTGGTTGTAGAGTCTGCCGATTACCGACAGAGTGGTGAACACCTTCCAAGAGCCATCAGCATTCGTTGCCATCAAGTCGTTGAGACGAAAGTTCCACAGCTTCGATGATAGCATTTCGAGTGTAAAATACGGATTGCCCTCCACGAATGCCCAAGCTGTAGATGAGTAAATTGGCGGCTTTATTGTCTTGTCTTCTAAACACTTCCACTTGCAGCCGAGGTAATAGACGGTATCAATCGTTCGGTCACCATTGCGATAAGGACTATCGCCTTGTGCCACAGCCAAGCTCCACACACCTCTGTCTCTTGTCGTGTAGATTTTATTGCCCTGATAGTCTATCTGCTGAAATGATGCAGCCATCATCCACTTAGCATAGAACGCTCCATCACGCTTGTTGGCTGTAGGGAAGTCTTGAAAGAGGAACGATAGTGCATCTGGCAGCTTGCCCATCGCAAGAGAGTAGTTCGTCTTGTCTATGATAGGCTTAGTAACATGGTCGAGCCATACAAGCAACCCCTCGGATGATGATATATACCAGCAGCTCTGTCTGTCTTCGTCCACCGCATTTCCCCATCGTATCAATCTTGCCAGCTCGCAAGGTGGATAGTTCTTCTTGCTAGGGCATTCGTTGTCTGGATAACAGACAACCGTAATGGTATTCGTTACGGTATTGACTGAGAGTACTCGCAACCACATATCATAATACTTGCCATTCTTGGATAAGGTATTGATGGAAGCCAAGACAACATCATTCTCCTTGAATGCTGTAAAGTCATTATTCCATCGCTTCTGCAACTTCAAATCATAGGTTACATTACCACCCTCCGTTGCCGCAGGAATCTCCGTCACCGACTCAACCATTCCGCTCTCTGTGAAGACGAAATTGCTCTCCATAGCTGTCTGTCGGTTCACGATGAGTTCCTTCGATATAATTGAGCTTCGAGATGTGATACTCTCAAACTCAGCGTTGCCCAGTTCGTCAATCCTTCCACCAGTACCGAAGAGCATTCCCTGAATAAAATCTCCGAAGGTTGCACCTTTCTTGAACTGGGATAAGTCTTCTGCTGTCAATCCCTGCAAGAACTTCTGAACCTTCTGAAAGGTGATAGTACCATTTGCGGTATCGTCTTTCAGTTTAAAGAGATACATTTTATCGGTTATACTAGCATTAAAGCTATTGGTATTACTACCACCAACCATGCTAGATAGAGATTTAACAGTTTCTCCTTTTACTGCATCAATAATCTGCTTCGTATCACTCTTTGTAACTTCCAACGAATTAACAAGCTCAATCTCAACTTCTGCCAGCTCATCGTTATCAACCTTTACAGAGTAGTTGCTGACGAAAACTTCGTGACTAATAAGATTTCCATCGCTATCCGAATCGCCCTGTATTTGTATTGACAGCTTTGCATTCTCGTTTAGCTTACTTGCAAAGTCAGGATTTTCTTGCAAGAATATGCGAGAAAACTTAACAGAGTAGTTAAATTGGTCTGTATTGTTTTCGCTCATGTGCTTGACAAGAGCATCATCTAGTCTTTTTTCTGCTGCCGTTACAAGAACCTTTGGTGGTTTGATGCCTGTGATGACAAACAAATCTCCCTTTTGCGGTTTAAAGCCAGCACTTGCGTTTGGCATCACGATACCTAATGTTGATGTGTCCTTTTGAACGCAAATCCAAAGTTCTTCTTTCGTTGAATCTTGGTTTGATTTGTTATCCTTAACGTATGTGTCGTTAAGAATATAATCACCTTTGCTATTCATTTTTCCACTATCTGACTTCAAATTTCCATTTCCGTCAGTAAGTACATTATTGTAGCATTTATTATTTGCACTATCCCAATAACACCCGATAACAAATGAACAAGCAGGGCATCCATTACTCTTGATGAGATTTATCTTTGCTGATTCACTAGCCAAAGCATGAGCAAATAAGTCAAATCCAAAATCACCATTAAACTTATGTAGCTTTATATAGAAATAGTTATGAATATATTTTCCATCGCTATCCTTTACATCGCTATCTTCTTTATCAAAAGCAACATCTGCAATCTCTCCAAATAGCTGCCCTTCCGCATTTACAATTCCATTAATAGTTGGCTTTATATCATCAAAAGTAACAGTTCCTTGATGAGGATTGCCTTTCTTATACAAGTTTACAAACTCGTAATATCCATTACCGATTGGCAACTTGTGGGTGTTATTCAAAGCGTAATAGAAACGCTCTGCACCTTTCGTGTTGCGATATATAGAAGGCATAAGTACCGATGATGGTGCAATCCATACTCTATCAGTAACTATTACCTTTACTGCATTATCCTCAGTTCCAGTATAAACCTTATTGAATCCGTATCTGTCACCATCTTTTACAAATTGATAGTCATATTCAATGCAATTTGCCTCGCCGATTCCACTTACATTAATACCGGCATCACTATAAGGAATGTACTTGTCTCCATTTTTCCATTCGTATTCCGATTTTGGCTTATATGAGAACTCAACACTTCCACCAAAAGCAACATTCCAAACACTCGCGCCATAAAACGTCTTAATGCCATCACTATTGAACACCTTGCTATTGTAAGTAAATGAAGCGACTATTTGTAATGTAAAATCTCCATTCTCTTTAAATGTGTATGTACTAATACTTCCAAAACTTACATCTTTAGAGATAGTTTCAGTCTGTTCTTCTCCTTTTTTCCATACAAATATGCTCTTAGTGGCATTACTAACGTTTGTGATAAAGTCTGGTCTCTGAATGTAATTAAATAATTCAAAGCTAAAATTCAAGTTCGTCAAATCTATCTCCTGACCCTTAATCGCGCTGATTGGAATATTAATCGTGAAATCGCACATAACAGTTGGATTAGACTGACTATCTGCTTGTGATAAATTTTCAGGATAAGTAAAGCTATGAATATAAAATGCAGGTGGACTTACATCTATACTTCCAGTATAACTTTTATCTTCCTTGCTCTTATAAAGTACAAGGGTATCATTGTATCTTGAATTTTTGAGGAACTTTGACAACTCTACGCTGACTTTATCCTTGATGATATTCTCTGTGTTGAATACAGCTTCACCAAACTCGTCATCATTAGGATAGTAATATGGCAGGTTATCAGATGAACCGTAACCTGTTATCATATCAACTATCTTATAGTTCGCATTCTCCTTTGATACGGATATAAGGGCATCACTACTACCATATTTTATAGGTGTATCTGTTAAGTCGTGCTGTACCTTGCCGACATGACAAACATTGCCATCCCAGTAGTAATCAAGTTCAAAAGTTGTATTGATAAGTTGCAAGACATCAGTCAAATATTGGTCTTCAAATGATACTTCCTTAACTTCATCTGTTCCATATCCTTCGTCAACAACAACGTAATATCCCTTGTATTCATCTGTAGGACGATACAATCCACAATATGCCATTGAGCTATTGACGCGAGCAACAAACTCATGGATAGTTCCACCAAACGTGAACTTTGTCTGGTTTGATCGGTATCTGTCTTTGTTCTGTGTATCAACATCATCAACGACAACATCAAAGAACAGAGTGTTATCAAGCAATTCTCTTCTAGATGTGAAAGTGATTTCACTCTTCCACATTCTAGACGAATTATCCTTTGTAGAATTTGGTGTGTAGGATGCAAAGAATCTATCGCCATTGTACTCCACGAACTCTTCCTTCTTCCATTGCAAAGGCTCAGAAGAATATATTGTAGCAGTAAGGGTAGGAGCACCACCCATACGCTTTGCATCGTAGGTATATGATGATACAATAGCAGGGTTAGCTTCCGATGGGAACAAACCGATAATTTCATTACCAGTCTTCTCATCGTAAGTCAACTTCTGTATGTATAATGATTCTGCCTTCATGTTTATTCTTTATTGTTGTCTGTATTCTTTGTCCTTGCAGTAATCTCAGCTTGCTTTTCGGCACGTTCATCTGCCTCTTCTTGCTGAGTCTGCAATCTTACTTCCTCGTCAGGTACAGAAACAGTATTCTTTTCAACACCAGTCTTAGTAGAAATCAAACCTGCACCGCTCAATGTACAAAGCATCTGATTCCATGCACGTTCATCGAATGGCTGCCAAGGCTTAAATGATGTACTGATTCTCATCTGCTTAAACTCAGTAATTGCAGTAGGATTCTCACCGCTTGCAACCAACTGCTTTGCCAGTCCTTCCTTGAATAGTCTTGAATGTTTGCTAACGAAATTCTGCCATTCAATAGCTGCATTACTAGCCTCCTCAATATCCAAAGAACGCGTCATTTGAATTGCCAAACCGCTTATATCGCCACTAGACTTAATATCCTTCGGCAAGATAAATGTACATCCTGTAGCAATCTGCAACTGGTCGAGAATTGATTGCATGAACTCAATCATGTTCTGTGGAGAAGGTGGAGTTTTAAACTCTGCGCTTCCATTTCCTTCAATGCTTGTATCATTCAGTATGATAGAACCAGCAATCTTCTTTGCGGTTTCATTGAGCTTACCCTTGATATAAAGGATTCCCCATCCGTGACGTTTTTGGATGACCGCAAACAGATTATAGATAATCTCGAATAGCTCGATAAGGTCTTGACCGTTATTCCAAGCAACATCACCACGCTTCGTGATAAGTGGACTCTCTGAGAATCCATGCACTTCCTTGCTTTCCAAGCACCATCCTTTCAGTATTTCGTTTGTATCTGCGTCTTGAACGAATACATCTGTGAAATGATAGTGATATGTCTTATCGTATGCATCAATGTGTCTTACATTATCCTCAGTACGATAATACACGCAATCAAGAAGCGGTTCTCCGTTATCATCTTTGTGTGTGATAATCTGATAACCATCTTCATACGAGAACAATCGGCATTTCACTTCGTTATCCTCATTCATGTAAACGAGTAATCCTACATCACCATAACTCTGCTGAATGCGTATAGCTTCCATTTCGATACCATCCTGATTCGTTTCATCCCAATGCCATTTGAAATCGGCAAAGTTCTTTTTGAGTTTATCAGTCGGATTGCTGTCATGCAGTATGTGATTGCGCTTGTTACCACCTAAACAGAGAGATTTCTTATCAACAATGCGCCGTTGCATAGGAATGCCAAACTTCTTAAACTCAATCTCACAATAACTGCCATCATCAAGCTTGCAGCATATAGAAGGTAAGTTCGTATCAAACAATACCCTGTGAGAATAAGGGTCTAACTCCTTCGCAAAACGCTCTTGGCTAACAACTATCTTGCTGATATTCGGAAGCTGTGCCTCTTTGTGGAAGTTTGTCTTAATATCAGAACCATCAGAAGAATCATTGATGGTAATAGAGCGCGAACCCCTCAAAAACGGCTTTTTCAGAAGCAGTTTCTGTGGATTCTCCAAAAAATCATTGATTATGTCTTGTCTCTTTCTACTCATCGTTATTGTCGTTTAATGATGGTTCAACATCGTTGTTATTTTGTGAATCGTTATTCTCTTGTGGGTCAATCAAACCGAAGTGTCTGCAACAAGCCTTTCTTGAAGGCCAGTAGTTACATTCTCTATTGGTAGTAGGGCAAACAATATCATGCTTGCTTGGTACTACGATAATTCGTTTCTGCTTCTGTGACTCTTCCATTTCAAATTTATCATTCAGCTTAACGCGAATATCAGTCTGCATCTTCAATGCGTCCTTCGGTTCAAGATTTCCATCACTAAGAGCTTGGTCTATCTTGTCGAGCATTTTAAGAAGCTCGTTTTTGTTCTCTTCTTTGGTAATAGCGTTGTTATTAACATTGCCGATACCGAAAGGTTCTAGAACATCTAGCAGTTTCTTGAATCGTGGAGTTTCGTAGAATTTCGCTGCATCCTTTTCGCTCTTACGATAAGCAAGACGATATGCTAAAGTCTTATCTTCCAATGCGTCACATAGGATAGCAAACGCAATGTCTTTCTCATCGCATTTATCCCAGTCAATCCGCACGGATTCAAGAATCATTTTTATATTTTCTTTTTTCAGCATATATTCTAAAATTAATAGTACAACGTATCATCATAAATACTCTGAGCATTAGGATTCTTTTCTTCAACTTCTTGCTCTGCAAGTCTGAATCCCTCCTGTAGCTCGCTACCATACTCCATATTCAAGCATGGGTACATTCTCATTGCGCAAGGGTCGAGCAAGTCCATAGAACGGTCTTTTCCAAGATTTCTGTTCATTTCCTTCTTGCTCTGCAACTTCTTCTTTCCGCTCGGCATCTTGTCAAAGCGAACTACCGCGCATTCTTCCATGAACTCATTCTGTATGGAAACTCTGTATTTGAGGTTTTGATGCGTATAAACCGCATTTGCAACCTTATCAGAGAATGTAAGCTGTCCTCGCTTAATCATATAACTCAGTCGCAAGTAACATAGGTCTTTTATTGTCATAGCAGACAAATAATAAATTCCCATCGCCTTTGCTGCTGATATATAAGGGATAGCATCGGGTATATAGTCATTGAAATACCTACCTGCCGTGGCATCATAGATAATATGGCTCTCTGCTACTCCCTCGTTAGCCGCAAACAGCCTAGCTCTTTCAGCATTGATTCGCGGTGTTGAATGCATAACGATTTCGTAATTGACAATATGGAATCCATTCCACGACAACATCAGAGTATTATCCTTTCCGAAATCTGCCAAGTCGATTGTTATCCATTTGTCACCATTTACGGCTGGGTCTTTTACGAAGCAATCTCGTGCCGCTTGGCTTGGAATCGGAATATCCTCTTCTTCTTCGGGGTCAACATTGAAGTTACCCTCCATAAGAGCTTGTGCCATTCTACCGCCCGATGCCGCTACAGAACCTAAATAACCAGAGTTGTTTTCAAGCATCTTCTTGTTTGAACCAAGTTTACCTTGATAGAAAACAAAACTCTTAATTATTACTTCATATCCAAAGTTGCCGCCAATGGTTTTAAGCTTTCTGTCTATATCTATTTTACATTTCTCATAGACTTCTCGCTTAGACATCCCCCAAACAACATCCTTAACAGTCGGTCCTGCACAATAGAAGTATCTGACTACACCATCACGCTCTGGGATGATAAAACCATCTGGTCCAATATACCAATCAAGAAATATTCTCGTCCAGTGGCTACGCTTCGGGTTAAGTGTTGCAAAGAACTTACCTGTAAACGTCTTGCTCTGACCTCTGTTTCGGGTCATAACGTATGAGAAAACTTCCCAAGTCATCTCCGTCAACTCGTCAATCGCAATCAAATCGTACTCCCATCCTTTCGCGCGCTCTCTCAACTTATCCATATTGGAATCGTCAAGATACGTCAAATCGACAAACGTTCCATTCGGAAATGTAACGCGCGGATTCTCGCTCTCTCTGATTTTCACATAATCAGCTCCGAATATCTGTTTGAACTTCTCTACGAATCCTCCACCTGCTTTTTGATTACCAAGCGAACGGCGTGAAATCATTGCACGAAAATCTGGGTCGGTCATTAACGGCTCTGCCATCGCAAGTACAAGACCATACGATTTGCCTCCTCCGAGATTTCCGCCACCAAAAACAACGTCAACGTTGCTACTTGCAAAGGACATTTGAAAGCCCTCTTGTGGCCTGATTTCTATATCTTTATTCGTGTTCATGCTGCAAAGATACCTAATTTATAATATATAATAGCGTGAAAATAATTCTATATTGGTTACGTAACAAATAGAGTTTATAAAAGCCTGCAAATCACCACATTATTTAATTATCTTTGCAGCAGAATTTTAAAAATTAGTAATATGAAGTTTACAAAACAACAACTTTTAGACACCCTAAAAGCAAAGCTCACTGCAAACGGAAAACACCTTTCCATCAGTGAAAAGACAATCAAGAGTTTGAGTGATTCCCACTTTGACCTCTTAGTTGGTGAAGATACAGAGTTAGATGATTTGGTGAAGAAGATTTTGCCGCAGTATGTTTCCCTTAACGGCAACTACGAGAAGGACAATGCCGACTTCATCAAAAAATGGAACGACGAGCATCCTGACACCAAGCCAAATCCGAAGGATGATGACAAAGAGCCTTCGGCTGTTGAAAAGAAGCTTTTGGAACGCTTGGAAGCTCTAGAGAAGAAGGATGCAGAGTACGAAGCATCTAAGCTTGTATCGCAGAAACGTAGTGAACTTCTCGCCAAGTTCAAGGAGAAAGGTATCAACGATAGTAAGTGGATTGAAAAATACATGAACAAGTTGAACCTCACTAAGGACTCGGACATCGAGCAGGAATTTACGGATGCGGAAGAGTTTTACAACATATCCCACGTAAAGGGCGGTGGTACTCCAGGCAGCTCAAGCGGCGGTAATGGGGATAAACCTATCGGTGCTGAACGATGGGCAGGCGTAAACAAAATCCTCGGTACATCAAATCCTGCTGGCAAGTAAATTCGGATAACATTAATTATTAACTCTTTAAGGTAAAAAGATTATGTTGGATAACTTTTTCACAAGACAAGCCAATGGTGGTGCGGTATTCACTGGTCGCACACTCATTCAAGCACATGGCTCTATTGGAGGTCATAAGAATGTCTTCGTAAAGCTCGTTAAGGGCAGCAAGGATGCGCTCTGTTATCCTACTACGGGTGGCATCTTGAAGAACCCTTTCAAGGGTAGAGCGAAGATTTATGCAGGTGACCTCATTGAGTACACACCTAACATTAACAACACTACTGGTGCTGAAGTGAAGATTTTAAAGTTCTATGAACTGGCAAAGGATGCTACTGAGACAGACTTAACCTATAAGCTGGTTCGTGATGGCTATCATCACATACCGTATGCAGGTGATACTATCATGGTAGGACAGAAAGATTTTGCCACACAAGCAAAAGGTGTCACTATCACCAATGTGGAGAAATCTACAGACGGTTCAAACGATATTTGGCTCGTTACAGTATCAGAGACACTTGGTACAGCGCAAAAAGCTGGTGACATTCTCGTAGAAGCAGCAAAAGCAGGTGCAAAAACGCTTCCTATGGTTACTAATCCTAATGCTTACGCAGACAAGGATATGGATTTCTTGTATGACGCGAACATGGAAGGGGTTGACGATTTGGAGTATATGCTTACTCCAGCGTTGGCACAAGAAGATACTGTTATCGACCTTGTAGCTATCGGCAATTTGCCACCAGCAGTTCTCGCTCTCAACAAGAGCCGTGTAAAGACTTGGTTCTGGTTTAATTAATCAGACCAAGTAAATGATAACGAACTTATTTTTTTGTAATTAATTGTATTTAGGATATGCAAAGATTTGATATTAACAACTCTGATTGGTCTGCACTTTTCCGCTCAAAGGATGGTGGTAGCGAGCTGTTTCAGTCTCTCGTTGACAACTCTGACCTCCTTAACATGGATGAGGGATGGGCAATGACACAGGGACATATTGCTGACGCACCTACTCCAACAGCGGATGATGGTTCTGCTACTTTCCGAATGACTTCACATAAGTTGGAAGCTGCACCAGTCATGGATATGCGTGCTCCTCTTGGAGACTCACACCAGATGGATGCCGAGGGTGAGGCAGAGTACACTGCATCTATCCCAGACTTTATCGGTCGTGGCTTTGTAGAGACCGCTGCACAGCGTATCTACAAGGAGAAGCAGTTTGCTCAGTTTGGCAACGCAGACCGCATTATCGCTCGTTGGGTACGTGATTACCTCGCAGTTGGATTAAAGTCTGCAAAGGCTACTTTGAACAATACCACCGCGCAGTTGGAGACAACTGGTAAGATTGATTACACTGGTCTCGGTGCTGGTATCTACAGCAAGCTCTATGATGCTCGTCTTCCAAAGGATAATTTTCAGAAGGCTGGTGCAAAGGCTTGGACTGCCGCAGATTGTAAAATTCTCACACAGATGCGTAAGTTAGAAGACGCTTATCGTGATAAGCGAGGAGGCTACGATGGTGCTCTTACTTGGAAGATGACAAAGAAGATGTACAATGATGTATTCCTTCAGAACCAAGAAGTACGCGACTTGTATGTTGCTTGGTGTAAGGCTAACTATATTGCATACGTTGAGGGTATGCCTATCACTAACGAGCAATTCTTGAAGTCATTTACAGACATTCAAGGTATTTCTCCTATTGAGATTGTCGTTGAGAAGGAGCGCAACAAGACACGCACAACCGACACATTTGTCAAGGGTTGGGCAGATAATCGCGTTGTTCTTCGCCCTGCTGGTGATGCAGTAGAGTTCAAGTACACCGATGTATTGGAACGTGACGTATTCGGTAGCGGCTATGGTGCAAGTACTATTGATACCACTTTCGCAACCATGCTCAACGGTCTTGTTACAGCAATGAACACCACAACCGACAATGGTCGATTGAAGGAGTGGCACACAGACGTGATGATGTCTGCTATTCCAGCTCTCATCTCATTCACTAACCACGAGATTATCCACACCGAGGTAGCTGGTGACGGTGCAGTATCTTAATGGTTAAATACTCACAATATACGATAACATTTAATTCATTTATCTCTCAATGGCAGCATCGAAGTTTGACATATTGGACTATCTTAGCGGCATGACTAACTTTGTCTTTGACAAGTCGGCATTAAACAATGTCGCTTTGGATTGCGGCGTTTCTGATGTCGAGTCTTATTTGGACTTGACAGAAGAACAGAAAGACAGATGTAAGATTGCACTCTTGGAAAAGATTGTATTCGGTGTCTATCAGACAGCATCGACCACAAACCAACATGGCGCATATACTCTTACGGTAGGTGCTCAGACCATTACATCGGCTGCATTGCTGAGTATCAAATCAGAACTCAAAAGACTTTACAAGAAGTATGGAGAGGATGAAAAACTTGAAGCTCTCAATGAAACCGATGGAGAGGTTAAATGGATTAAAGAAACAGATTGGTAAGCTATGTACACTGACAGAAATGCTTTGGATGAATATGCCTATTATGGCGTGTTCTACCGCTCGGAACAAAAACCGAAAGAAGATGGAGACCTTATCGGAAGCGATGGGGATATGTTAGGCGATACTGATACTAGTGCAGGTGAGTCGGAAACAGAAAATGTAGAAACTATCATTTTTGAAACTGATTGCGATATTCAGGAAACCAACAAACTCTTTAATTCGGGTGTTGTTACGCTAGGATATACAATCTATTTTCCGATGCCAACGAAAGAAGGAGAAGACGGAAAAGATGAAGAATATATTCCTGAAGGTTTGAATGCAGGCATTCGTTTCCGTGGAAAGATGTACGGAATGGACGTTGACGGAATGGTTATTGGCGTTTATCCGACACAAATGCACGGATGTGTAGCTTACATCAAGGGTACTGACATTTAGTTTTTTTCATCATAAGGTAAAATGTATTTAGGATAACAAGGTATGGCACAGAGGATTAATCGCAGATTATCTCGCATTGAGAATTTCTTTTCGATGCTTCTTACTAAGGGAAAAATCTCAGACAACATATTTGTCGGGGAATTACCACCTACAACTAGTAAGAACTGGGATAATTTTGTCAATGTGGACGTAGGTCAGCAAAGAGATTATGGCGGTTATTCTTCTGGCTATGCTAACATTTATCTCTATGCAAGACCAAAGGGAACTCCACTTAGAAAGAATGTAAAGTTACTTGACAAGATGGAAGGTATTCTTGACAAAATCATTGATGAATCAAGAGACGCAAACTATACAATTAGTGTATTATACAGAGATAGCGGATATGATTCAAACCGTCAGTTCCATTTTCAGATTATTTCTGTTTCGGTTATTGTACGTTAATTATTTCATTTATTTAGGATAACAATTTAAACTCATAACAATATGGCAACGAAAGTTACAAGTACAGGCGCAGGTGCAATCAAGCTCTCTAAGCCTTCACACATTATTGTTCGTCCGTTCAATGGCGATGCGGCTGGTGACGATTACTACGATTTGGACGATGTTGTTCGCGACACCACATCTATCTCTCAGGACGATAACGATACTACCGATATTGAGCGCGAGACTTCTGATACTCCTATCATGTCTATCGTTACAACTGGTAAGTATCAGTTTGCTGCCGAGGTTGCAGATACTCAAGCTCCTGTATTGACTGCATTGTGCGGCTTTACAAAGGGTACTGATGGTAAGATTTACGCTCCATCTGGTTACAAGCTGATGTATGCAGAGGTCGCAGTAGTTTTTGACAACGCAGATGGTACTACACACACAGCATTGATTCTGCCTAAGTTGCAGCTCAATTCCAAGACAACCATTGAGTCTCTGAACTCTAACTTGGCAAAGGTTGCATTGGCTGGCACAGGTCAGTTGGTAGAAGTTAAAGATGGAAGCGTAACTCGCAAGACACCATTCTACATTGACCCTGCATACACATTGCCAACTGCTAGTGTATAATGCAGATTCTTCAACAATTCTCGACTATATACAAGGGGCGGCGGCTTTAATGCTGTCCGCTCCTTTTTAAGTTTTATCATTTATGGCTGAAACATTATACAAAAAAGCATTAAAGCTTATTACGAAGGAATTAGACAAGGATGCAAAGAATGTGTTAAGAGAATGTATTCAAGAAATTACATACACACATCAAACGCACAACCTCTACGATTCTTACGGATATGGCATTTATGTCGAAGGCAAGCTTGAAAAAATAGGTTACTTATCATCCTCTCCAAAAGCATCCAAAGGCAAGAATTGGTATGGAGAAGAGATTAAAGGTCGTGAAGCGATAAACGAATATCTCAAAAACGATTATTCCCCTAGTGGAGTAATTGGTTTGGCTGTCGTTGCGACTATGCCCTATGCTAAGATATTGGAAGATGGCGGTGGTAATCTGAAACAATCTTACAGAGTCATTTCTATGTCGTTTCAAAAGCTACAAAACCTATCCAATAAGTATAATGGAACAGTAAGTGTGATTAGAAAGTAATTCATATATATGGGAAAAGTATATAGAGCACAAAAAGACCCGAATAAGGCTAAGAAACAAGCTATAGAAGACGAGAATAAGGTGTTACCTAGTTCTCCTTTGTCTGATGCGGCAATGGAACGTCTGGCGCAAATTATGAATGATTCTCCTACAATTGTAAAACTACAAGGTACAGAGTGGGAGATAAGAGCATTGAAGCCTGGCACTCAATGGATGATTGCAGAGGAGGCTTGCAAGATAGTCAAGGGCGAAAACTTATCAATGGGTGACGTTATAAAGGAGTTTGCCATCAACATTCCATCGGTGGCAAGAGTAATCACACTATCCTTGCTCAATGACAAAAAACGCATTGATTCTGAGGAATACCAACAAGTTTACGACCAGTTGCTTTGGGGAGACTATGACATCAAGGATTGGGCAACATTACTCGTTGAAATTCTCAATTTGCTAGATGTGGATTTTTTCTTCGCGAGTACCAATGTGATTCAGACCGTCCGCAATCAAGCTCTGATGAGGAAGAAGCAAGCAGCCGAATTATCCCCTCACGAACAGAATACGGACAAATGATAGATTTCTTACGTGCCAACACATGGTGCTCGCAAGAAGAATATAAGTGGAGAATGACCGTTCCGCAGATTCGCCTTGCGTCTATGGATTTTACTCATTTAGAGAAGATTTCGTCAGACAAAGACGAGAATAAGAAGAACGACAAATTAAAGAATGCAAAGGTAATCAATGGTGCAGAGGATTTACGAAACCTCAATGACCTTGGAATACCTATTTTATAAATTCTTAAACTTTTGAATTATGGCAGATTCAGCATTAGGAGCAGCTCTAACCATTCCTAAAAGTGCGTTAGATGCAATAGAACAAGCAGACAAGAAATTGAAAGACATACAAGATACGGCTAAAAATACCGCGTCTAGTGTAACACAATCTTTCAAGGATATGTCTGTTGGTACTAAGCCGTTCCTTGATTCTTTAGACCAAGTTATAGCAAAACTCGCAACAATCAACGCATCTGCTTCAAATGCAAGCAGTGGTATCTCAAACGTAGGTGCGAGTGCAGGTAACATGAACAATAACATTACGTCAGCAGCACAAAACATTCAAAATATGGTAGCACAGCTATCTAAGATGAATGGTTCCGGCACTAGTGGTATTATGCAAGCGGCACTTGCATTTCAGAGATTACAGGAATCAGCAAAGGGTGCTAGCGGTATGAATATTGCTGAGTTAAAGCAAGAAATTGGTTCTATTGAAAGTATGTTGCGAGATACAACACAAAATCTCACCAAGGCAGACCAAGATGCACTTATTAAGCGAAAGAAGTCATTACAGGATGAGTTACGATACCAGCAGCAGATGTATAATGAACGTGCTGTTGCTTTTCAGAAGGCTCTTGATAAGATGGTTAGTGCAGAACAATCTTACAACAACAAACAGAGAAAGGCATACGCTGATAGAGCAAAAGACTATCAGACGAGAAATAACAAGGCAAACACTACATATCAAGGCGCGCTTGATTTCTCTGCTTCTGCAAATACGCTCAACCGCCAAGTACGCGCTATAGAATATCTGAAAGAGGCTCGTATGAAGTTGTCTCAAACCGATGCTGATTATAAGCGAAAATTGGATATTCTTAATGCTGCAATTGAGCAACATAACAAAAACTTGAAAGAGGCTGGTGTTAATTCTCGCGCGTTGACAGAACAAACATCATATATGGCTGGATATATGTCACGTTGGGCACAGCGTATGGCATTTGCATTCTCAGTGGGTTCTGTCAAGAATTTTGTCGAGCAGATTGCATCAGTCAGAGGTCAGTTTGAACTCTCTGAGCGTTCACTCGAAGCTATCTTGCAGAACAAACCAAAGGCAGACGAGATTTTCAACAAGACAGTAGAACTTGCCGTTAAATCACCTTTCCGTATCAAAGACTTGGTGGATTACACACGACAACTTTCCGCTTACCGAATTGAGTCTGATAAACTTTATGATACAACCAAACGACTTGCCGATGTTTCAGCAGGTCTTGGCGTTGATATGGGAAGACTTATCCTTGCATACGGACAAGTCAAGGCTGCTGCATACCTTCGTGGTTCTGAGGTTCGTCAGTTTACTGAGGCTGGTATCAATATGTATGGTGAGTTGCAACAATACTTTAAGGAAGTTAAAGGAGAAGCGTACACGACCGCACAGATTGTTGATATGATTTCCAAGCGTAAGGTTACATTTGAGGATGTTGAGGCAATATTCCAACGCATGACCGATAAGGGTGGAACATTCTACAATATGCAAGAGATTCAGGCTGAAACTCTCCAAGGTAAGATTTCCAACTTGAAGGATGCTTTCGATGTGATGCTCAATGATATTGGTACAGCAAATGACGATGTATTTAAGGGGCTTATCAGTGGTGCGACCGTATTACTTAGACACTGGGAAACTATTGCATCTGTAGGAAAAGACCTTATAGGCATTCTTGCTTTGCTTATGTTGCAATCAAACAAGACAGGTGTCAGCTTAAAAGAAATATGGAATGCAAATTTCACATCATATTCATTAAAAGGGAAAAATGCACTAGGTCTTATTACTGCATCATTCAGAAATCTCGGTTCTGCTGCAAAAACAGCAGGTAAGATGATTAAGTGGGCTGTAATGGATAATCTTCCGTTAATCGCTTTTGCAGCATTGGCACAGGCAGTTTCAAGTGCTTATTTTGCATACGAGAAATTCAGAGAAGAGCAATCCAAAATTATCACTGAAACTATTGATGCAAAAAAACGTCTTGGTGAGTTATCTGCCGAATATGAACGTATTAAAGATAAATTTACAGAAAGAGCAGATGGCGGTGTTCGTATCATCATCAACAAGGATAGATTTTTAAATGATTCAAAAAGCGTACTTGAAGATTTGTACGATGAGCTTAAAAAAAGAAATCTCGAAATACCTATTAGTATAGAGAAAGTTGATTTATCGAACTTAGACAAAGCTATCAAGGAATCAAAGAAGAAAATAGATACATTTATACAGATGGCGCAAGATGCGAAATCTTATATCAATGGTGAAGATAACTCTTTCTTTAATAGCAACAATTTAAATCTGTTCGGAATACCTTTGTGGGCAGATAGTTTCTCAAAGGATATGAAGGAGTTGGATGATGCAGCAAATGATGTTCGACAATTTGCGTCTAGAGCACAAACTGCAATTGAGGCACTAGGTGAGGGTTATGATAAATTATCCGTAAAATCTAGAGCTGCATACGATTCCATTAAAGATGGCGCAAAACCTAATGAACTCGATGTAGAATATTTACAACGAGTTAATAAGGTTATGGGTGAAATATTCGACAATGAGAGAAACAATAGCTCTTTTGAAAAATATGCTAACAATCTCAGAAAGCAATTATATGGACTTAGTGATAATCTTGGCGCAACACTTAGCGGTTCTTTCAGAAGTGCAAAAGAAGAGGCTGCTAACGAAATTCAAGGATTGTTCGATAGCATTAATAATATATATGGCGGATTCCTGAAAAATCTCAAGCCAGCCGAGATAAAAGTTTTTTGGGATAATGTTGCTACGGAAAACAATCTTGGAGAATTACAAAAGAAAATACTTCTTACAATCGCGTCAAAGGTATATCATTTTAAGGTTGATGCAGATAGCCAAAGCATGAACAACGCAAGACAAAGAGTATATTCTTTCATGGATGATTTGCAAGCAGAGGCAGACAGACGAAAGATTAAAATCAGTCTTGATGTTATTGACCCTAAAGATGCACTTAATTCTGTACAAGGTTTTCAGCGTTCAGCAAAGGATATTAAGGAATTGATAGACCAGATAAATAGAGGCAAGATTCAATGGTATCATGGTTCAAGTCTTGGTATAAGTAATACAATGAAGTGGGGAAGCCAAAATGTTGGCGTTAATACCGTATTCAACAAGAAAAATGCCATAGCATTTCTTCGAAGCCAATTGAAAAATGTTCTTACAAAAAACAATTTGGCTGGCGGATTAGACCCATTTGCTAACCAAAATACCCGAAATAAATCAAAGGTTGATAAGCAACAGCGCGATATTCTCAACGAGCGCATCTCTCTGTTGAAGGATATGAATTCTGAATATCAGAAACTCATTAAATACGAAGGCGAAGAGCAAGCTACAGCCGATGTTCGTAAGCATTTTGCGTTGGCGGCAAAGAATGTTGGTATGAGTATAAATGACTTTATCCCAGACCGTCAGACTATTGCAAAGAAGATTGAATATCTTGCAAGCCAATATAAGGAACTCGGAAAGCGTGGCAGCGCATTACGCAACGCTACCGAAATCCGTCTTGATATTGATGAGGAATATTTCAAGCAGCAACTTGACGATGCGAAGAACAATGCGCAAGAAGCATTCTCGCAGCTCGATTTGTTTAAGAAGCTCAAAGGTGAAGGTCTGTCTGATAGCATCATCAAAAGCATGTTCGGGGATTTGACTTCTTCTTTCGATGATGTGCGCAAGTCTATTACAGATGATTTCGAGGCAAAATGGGGTAAAGACCAAAATAAGTGGGGTGATGATGTCGCAAAGGAATATGCGTCACAAATGCAGAAACTTGATAAGGAAGTCTATCAAGACCAAATTAATCAAGCACAAGAGTTGATTAAGGCATACAAGCAGCAGCTTTCCGACCAGTTGCAATTGGATAAGTGGTACATTGAGGAAAAGCAGAAAATCCAAAACAATGCGAATATTGCCAAGAATCCTGAGTTACAAAAGCAGTTGCAGGAGAATTTGACTGCCCAATACAAGAAAAAGACTGGCGAGAACACTTGGAAGAATTTCCAAGGCTCTGATATGTATGTTAAGATTTTCGAGAACCTCGACCATACATCCACCAAGGTACTCGACTATATGATACAGAGGCTACAATCCTTGCGTGAGGAAATGAAGAACCTCGACCCTACACAAGTCAAGGCTATCACGGAGCAGATTAGCAAATTGCAGGAAACTCGAAATTCAAGAAATCCTTTCAAGGCTTTCACAAGTGGACTGAAGGAGTTGGTAAAGTACACTAAGGAATACAAGAAACTCGGTGGAGACAATGCTTTAATCTCCACAAGCGACAAGTACGACAAAGAAGAAAAGAATATAGAGAATCAAGGTAAGATTATCGCCAACTTGGATGCTGAATACAACAAGTCTATGTTGCTTAACGGATTGGACGATGAGAAGACCAAGACGTTGAAAACCAATCTTGATTTGTCGAAGAACCAACTCGACAATATGAAGAAGCAGCACAGTGAGACAAAAGGCACTCTTGATACACTTAACAATGTTCAAGGCGAGACCGACAATGCTAAGAATAAGTTTAGCAAGTCCGTAACAGATATTACATCTATTGTTTCCTCTATGGCAACAGCATTCAATGGATTGTTTGAAGCTTTGGGCGGTTCTGATGAACAACTCGAAAACACTCTTAGTGTCGTTGACAATATCGGTCAGGCAATCGGTTCGTACTATAGCGGAAACTTTGCAGGTGTCGTATCGGGTGCAATGGGCGCGCTTACAGGCGTAGCTAAACTATTTAGCAACGAAGGAAAGATTGATAAGGAAATTGCACGCCAAGAACGCGCTGTAAATTCCTTGCAACACGCTTACGAAAAGCTTAAAAAGAGTATGGACGATGCCTTTGATACGCAAAAGCTCTACGAATACAACCAAAAATCGGTCGATGCCCTTAAAAAGCAGCAGAAGGCGTACCAAGCAATGATTAACGCAGAGCGCGGTCGCAAGAAACCTGATGAAGGTAAGATTCAAGAATGGGAACAGCAGATTGATGATTTGAACACAACAATCCAAGAATTAGGTGAATCTATGACAGAAGCACTTGGCGGATTCGGTTCTCAGTCTAACTACAAATCTGCTGCTGAAGCTTTCTCGGAAGCGTGGGTAGATGCTTTCAATGAAGGCAGTGATGCACTCGAAGCACTCAATAATAAGTTTGAAGAGTATTTCAATACAATGCTCACCAAGCAGTTGATGAATAGAGCTACATCAAAATACATTCAGCCTATCCTTGAAGCATTCGACAAAGCGGTATCTGAGGGCAGCGAAGGTGGAAACAATGGTCTTGACGTTACCAAGAAAGAACTCGAAGGTATCAAGGAACTGAAAGACAAGAACCTTGCATTATTCAATGAGTATGCAAAGAACTTAATGGACGTTCTCAATGTCAAGCCTACTGGCAGTTCAAATATCTCTGCTTTGCAGCAAGGTATTCAGTCTGTAACTGAATCAACCGCACAGGCGTTGGAGTCGATACTCAACAGCCTACGATATTATGTAGCCACTCAGCAAGCAGATGTCCGTATCATCCGCGACACTCTGTTAGAAAAGCTCGGCAATAGTATCAGCGCGATAACACAAGATACATCAAGCAGTCCTGTACTCATTGAGTTGAGATTGCAGACAACAATACTTACTGATATTCGCGACACATTGGCTAGCTGTGTAAAGGGCGGTCACAAGCAAGGAAGAAATGGTATCAAGGTATTTATGAATTAGTTTTCTGTGTTCTATATATAAAATTAGGGCAAGCTCGGTTTCACAACTGAACTTGCCCTTTTTAATCAACATAAATCTAACTAAACCTTAACTAATATAAAAAGTAAAATTATACTTTATGTCTGTGTACCGCCGTACACTCTGTAAATAAGAAAATAATATAAATATTCTTTTTTCCAACTTTGCTATTTAAATGAGCTGTAAGACGTTATTTTTGTTCGTCCTTACAACTATTCCACTCTGACACATAAATCGTTCCTAGCGTCATATTTGCGTCATCGTAGCCAATGATTTTAACATCATTATCCTCTCCGTACTCTATGAGGTCACATTTTCCTTTGCATTCGATGCGAACTTCACTCTTTCCGCACACGTAAATGCGAGTAACCATATTCTCTGGAACTTCAATCTCCAAATCCTTGCAGTACGCGACAAGAATAATCGTAGAGCGCACATTGATAACTCCATGAGCACCTATATACATTTCGCTGGTATATCCGTGCTCATTACATTGGTAGAATCCATTGGCAAACTCACCAAACTCTTTCAAAAGGTACTCTTTTGACAATCCCCATCCGAAAGCAATAGAATCAGCCATAAACTCAATTCCGTTTGAATCAAGAGCCATATTTACCAATTCTCGCTTACTCGCGGCAGAATCCCATTTCCCTTTATATTCTCCGCACAATCCCAATCTTAGGGCATTGCGCTTCAACGTCAATAATTCATTGTTATTCCCCATACCATTCTCTCAATCTATCGTTAATTAAAGTGTTCACATACGCATAGGTTTTGTCGTAACCGACAAGTTCGTGACACTTGCGGACACACCGCATAGCAGATTTCTCATTGATGTCCGCGCGCTGTGCGATAACGGCATAGGAAAAGCCATACCGATTGTGTAGAACGTCAAGAACAAAGTTCCTTGCTACCGCTCTCGCAAAAGGAATGTTAGTATTGCCGACATATAAATCGTCAGCATTGACTCCTTCTTTCTCTTCGGTACTCATAGCTGTGTTCACTTGTTCGCAAACCATCCGCTCTACCTTATCCATTGTATCATTACCTAAGTATACCATAGCCGTTAAATCTTATTTTTATCTTTATAAACGTAACCTACCGTATCACAAGGGTATTTATCATCTGGTGACAATACACCTGCATCTTCCATCTTTTGCCTGAAATCCACAGAAACCATAGGCACTAACTTGTGTAATCTAGAACCATCGGCGGCAGCCCAAATCGGCTTTAGATACTGAACAGGATTCTTAACCTTTACACCATCCCATTTGATTCCGTTCTGAATGAATGGTATAAAGATACCGTCTCGCTTCACTCCGTTAGCATCACACATCCTTACAATCCTGTAATCTCGGAATAGTCCGTATTTCAGTTCTATATACCATTCATTATACATAAGCTATTCCTTTCCTTGATTAAGAGCCTCGGCTGCTTGCTCTGCCAATATTGCTTGCTGACCGTGCTCAAAGTTCTTCTTCAAGTCTTCCTCAGTCTCTTCGGAAACTGGAGTGTTCATTACAGTTTCCAACTCTTTCTGCATACGACCGATGTAATCAAGTTTTTCTTTTGCAAATCTTGCTGCATCATCTGCATCAGTGAACGCTGTAATCGGATGAGTAATGTTGGCTTCTGTGATGATAACCATGCTATCAAGCATATCCTGATAAGTAACATCTGTCTCAGGGAAAATATCATTTTCTTTCCCCTTTACTTCGTTCTTCATCGCGACAAGATTTTCAAGCCACGCGAATGTTGTAGTGGTAAGCGCGTGTCCTTCCATATCAACACCGCCCCAACGCTTAAAACGTGCTTCAAATCCAATGTGTGTGTGGAAAATAGCACAATCCTTCAAAATTACGATGAAGAAATGACCGAAGTCGGTAACGCTTTCAACATCTTTTCTGTTGATTCCGACAACAACTTTAAGCAAACCTGCATTGTTGTCAACAGTCTTCTTTTTTGCAATTCTAGCCATAACTATATATTTATTTTTGTTCTACAATCGTTTTGTACTCGAAACTAATGCAAGATGGATTCTCCTCAGAAGTAAACCTAATCTCATTAGGGTCATTGCAAACCCCATCCTTGAATAAGAAACAATCCTTGCAAGTATATACTAGCGGAATAATGTCTCCGCAAGCATCATCGTCAGGATTTGCGTATGTGTATAAGTCTTTGCCCAAGCAATATGGGAACTCAGAATCTTCATCATTCAACAATACGCAATCCTTACAAGTGTATTTAGTCTGTGCCATGCTCCAATAATTTTATTTCGTCTTGGATATAAAACACTGCCTTACGCAAGTCCTCGATGCGCTTCTCGGTCTTGGTCTTGTTACCATCCACCTTATCCTTGCGCAAGAGATACTTGATAGCGTTCCCTGTATTGAAGTCAAGGTGTCTGCAAATATCCAGTGGTTCAACACCGCACAAATCCTTAAGCCACGCATAATGGGATGGGTGAGAGACCTGCTCTGTCTTGTTGATTGGCAATTCTTTAAACTCCGAGAAAACAGAATACATCGCCAAATCAACTATATCCACACAAACTGCTGCTAACTCGGGTTTAAAGAATGCTACGATTTCACATTTTTTATCCGGTATAGCTATATCGATAACCTTAACATGTTGAATCCTATTACTAGAGCCTAATGGGTCTATTTTATCAGCAAACACCGAATCTGCAATCTTAAACAAATTACCCTTACTAATCTGCAAGACAGTCCCTATCTTAATATCTTCTATTCTAATCATAAGCTATTTCTTAACTAAACGTTCATAATACTCCTTACACTTTTTGTAAGCCTCCGATTCAGACAATGCCATAGCATCATCAAAAGAAATACTTTCATCCATCAAGAACAACCTAACATTCTTCTCACCGAGCTTCTGCAAGTCTCGGTTAATATAATGCGAGAATCCGATTTTTGAAGCCTTGACAGTATTCTTTGCTTGGAAATAAAACTCATCATGCTCATCATAGAACGTTCCTTCCTCGTAAACCTCGCACATCACACCTTTTTCGCAAAGCTCTGTGTCATGCTTTGTTTTGTTAAGTTCGTACACGTGAATACCAGTAATGGTATCTATCTTATCGTGACTTCTCCATCCATTCTTTGAAACCTTATAGCAATAATTTCTCATAAGCTATTCCTCCTTATCTTTAAGTTCAACGAAATCACCAATGCCCAAACGAGCCTTGTTAATGCAAGACGCAATCCAACCTATCAAGTAGGCAGAAGACTCGCCTCCGTGTTCCATGCCGATAGCATCCTCTATGGCATCGCAGGCGTGAGATGCCTCGTGGCAGCAATAGTCCATCGACATATCCTTCGTGCACTGATACGAGACAAGAACACCACGTCTGTTGTCGCTCTTTCTGACTACCTTATCATAAGTTACGCCGCCGTAATCTATATCCGGAGCCTCGCACCCGTCAAAGCAGGAATCTATCACAAATTCTTCAAGTCTTTACCGATGTGTACCCAAAGTTTCAAAGGGTAGATTCCGTTTTCGTACTCGTAATATCCTTTTTTCTTCATATTCTCAACTATTTAAATTTCTCGAAATAGAACTCAATAGGTCTATCAAAGTGCTCTTCAATTAAACCATAAGCTAGCGACATCTTTACCTGAAAAGAAGCTTTGCCATTAAGCAGACCTTTCGCTTGTCTTGTAATCTCTGAGCGAAATTGCTCCAAACTCATATCACGCTTACGAAGATTGCAAGACCTGCAAGATGGCATATAGTTCTCCATACAGTCATCGCCATGGGATACGACAAACTTTCCATCCTTGTCGCTCCACCGAGAGTAACAACCTCGATTCTTCGGAACAAAATGGTCAACCTGCATATCCTTATACTCTATGCTCTTGCCGCAATAAGCACAATGCCCATCGTATTTGCGATATATTTTAAGTCTATCTTCTTTTTTCATAATCATTAATTATGTAACCTACCAATATGCCACTTTGAGCAAACCTTGCACAGGTAAGGATGCCAGCCGAGTGCCTTCAATCTCGGATTCTGATTCAGAAACTCCCAAGCATCATCCTCAGTCTCGTATGTGACCTTCGCCTTCCAAGAATGAACCTTCTTAGTCCAATGTTCGGGGGCTGGTTTGAACGGCGGCACTTTATTAGGATTATGATGATTCTTTCTCATAGCTCAATGATATTAATGCAACTATCATCAACTGTGACATAGCAACCAAGTGTCTCGCGTCTGTAGCCGCCGAAATCAATAAGTATCTCAGAATCTTCGCTTGCGCAAATGAACTCTTTGTTGGCAAGTAATTCATCCTTCGTAATGGTTTTCTTAACCTCACTAAAATAAATTCTTCCAACCATAGGTGCATTGATAATGCCGCCAACCTTTACCACATCATCATCCGATGTTATATATATGATAGGTAAATCACCTTTTGCATTCTCAAAGAACACGTTATTCAAAAGCTCTGATTTAGTCATAATCTGTTATTTTTTAGTTGATGATTTTTTGCGACCACGTTTCTTTGTCGTATCGCGCTTGCTAGCAGTGTAATCCAATGACGATTTCTTTGGTCTGCCTGGTTTTCGCTTTACAGGAATGGATTCTTTATTCGGCAACTGCAACGTCTCACATTCCTCATCTTCGCCAAATTCGTTCTCGAACTCTCTTCCGTCACGCTTCTCTGCATCGGCATCATAGGCGCGCTTCCACTTGCGCTTGGCAACCTTCAACTGTTCTTTCTTGAACGCCTCTGATTCCTCATGAAGCTTATCGTAGTCTATCTCAGGTGCATCAAACTCACCTTCAATACTGCATTCGGGAGTTTTCTCAACGTCTTTTGATTCCATTTCCTGATGAATGCGGTCTTCCTCTGAAATGTATGGTTCATCGTCAATTTTCTGCTTATGACTGGCATTATACTCGTCAATGAACTCTTTTATTTCTTTCTTTGAACATCCATCTTTCCTCATTTCAGCCAACTCAAACTCGAACTTCTGACGTTCAATGTCCTCAAATCTCGTTCCGTCCAAATCGCTTCCTTCATTGAGTACGTTGATTTTCTTGTTTTCCTCATCAGCTCTCATCTGTTTGGCAATGGCAATCTCCAATAACGCGTGATTAACGTCCGATTCCGTCATTTCATCGACCTCATAAGCCCTAGGGTCTTCACCAAGCTCGTTTTTCAGAAAGTTCTTCTTTGCTTCGATGCATCCGCTCGGCAAAAACTGAGCCTCATCAAGATACATATAAGGATGAATGCTCTTGATAGACATGATAGGACTCGGCGTGCCGAAGTCTTGCAAAAGCTTCATGTATTTGTCCGCATTCTGCTGATAAATGCAGTAGCATTCCTCCAAATTGCGCTTCTGAACAAGCACAACTGCCATTATCCAGAATGGGTCTTTACCATCCGTGTAGCGTTTCGGCAATCCATTCGTCTGCAACGATGCCGCTTCCAACGCCCTATCAAGTGATTCTTCCTTTATTCGCATATATTCTCAACTTTTAAATGATTACAACTCCTCGGAAGAACCATCGCTAATGGTATCGTCTTTCCTCAACTCCCATTCATCGGCAGTCATAATCTCCCAATGACCGCAAACGTCTTGCGCCAATACAGAACCGCGCTTCACCTGCTTGTGAGCACCTGCCATATTGACGGCAGTAACGCTGTAAAGCATATCGGTAACGTCCAAACCATCATCGACCGCATCTGTTGCTTTCTTGATGTCTTTAACGATAGGGCAGTCGAACAATGCCTTGATGTTTTCGCCCTTGACCTCAATTGATGTCTTGTATTTGTTCATAATTCGCATATATTTTAAAGCATCCACCGACCGTAGAAGGAACTCGAACCTTCTGTTTGCCTAGACTTGTATCTAAGAGATACGTCCTACCGCCTTGCGGATGCTGTCGTTTCTATTTTCCACCATTCTTCAACCAATCTTCAATCGTGGTACTGTCACCATCAAACGACTGACCGAAGACGTTTACCAACTTAACCGAACAAAGCAGATACGGAATGTTCTTGATGTTATCCGTTGATGGCTCTGTAGCATCCTGTACCAAAAACAACGCCTTCTTCTGTCTGTAATCGTCATACCAGAGAATCAGCGCACCCTCCAAGTAAGCATACAGACTATCCCATGCTTTCTCGGCAGCTTTTATCTGCTCAGTAACGGAAAGCTCAGTAGTTCCGTCAACATCATACCCGAACACGCAGACTGACAACGTGGCGTTGGTGCTCTCATGCCTAGCATTCGGGTCAACAAACACTCTCAACGCGTCACTCTCAGGATAGCTCTCGGTATATACGCCCTTCTGCTTACCCTTGGAGTTCAATCCGTCCAATGACTTGTAGCGGACAGAACCGCCGCCGAAATCATCCTCCAGACTCTTGCGCAATCCGTCTGCCTTCCAAGCTCCCTGCTCGGACTTCAAGTAACGCTGTATGTAGAATTTCTTTTCTGCCATATTCCAAAGTCGGTAATTCGTAAATCAAACATTTATGCTGCAAATATACGCCAAAAAATCAACCTGAAAACAGACTTTACATAGTTTAACAAAATGCAAATTTGTACCATTTTCCCCATATCCCCAATTAAATATATGTTATCCGTATAAATCAGATTTTTCATATTGAAAATTTAACATTTGAACTCTTTCCCATATAATAATAACACGTAAATAAACCATTGTACCCTCGCGCGCAGCCGTAATGGGGGATGTCAACCCCCTGTATATAGTAAACTATATACTCATCCCCCAAGAAGAAGGCTTCGCATCAACCCCATATCAATATCGCACAAAACTGCAATCCGTATATAGCAAAAACGAACATTAAATCAGAGAACAACCATACTTTCCCGCAAAAACGAAAATAAGCACAAATAACTCGTAAATTGTATTCTAAGACGTTCAAAATACGATGGCGATAAACTTACCGCAAAGCTACATAAAACGCTCCATAACGCACGAAAATAAGCGAAAATGAATATCTCGAAAACTTATGTAAAATCAAAAGTAGATATGATATTCTGGAAAATGCTCAAAATTCGGTAGAAAAGCGGAATTTGAAAAATCAGAGAATTTTACAAAAAATAAAAAAATAAAAAAATAAAAAATTTCGGAAGAGAGCTGACCCACCCTGCGAATGCCAAAAACGGGGGGGTAGGGTGTAAATTACCCTATATAGGTATAAATCACTGAAAATCAGCGTTTTATTTGCGACAAAAACGGACGTTTTAAGGCAAAAATGCGGTTTTTTCGTTTCTGTTTCTATTTTCTGTAAATTATCCAAAATAAGAGAAAAAGCAAAGAAACAAAAAGTAAAAAGATAGAACGTTTCTGCAAAGGTGCAAGAAAACTCGAAATTCCCAAAAAGTTTTCTATTTACCATAATACACTGCATAAACATACATTTTTACTTTGTATAAATATACAGAAACTTACATAATGTTTCACACACAATTTTCGTGAAACGAAAAAAGCAAGTGAAAGCGGAAACAGAAAAAGACGTCTGCAAACGTACCAAAAAACGAAAGATAGTACAAACATACATCTAAGACGGAAAACGGCTGCAAACTGCAAATAATACGCTTTTAGGCGTTTCCTATATATAAGGTACGTGCGCACGCTACCATATATAAAAACGGCTACAAAGATGATTTTATGAGAGCGCAAAGGTGCAAAGATATAGAAAACAGATAAAAGCAACCAATAACCCCTATTTAACCTATCATAATGCAAAGTGAGATTGCCAATTTATGTAAACATTTCGGAAAATGCAATTATTTTCAAGAAAAAAGCGAGAAAAAGCGTAATATTTTGCCGAAATATTTTGCAGATACAGAAAATTGTCGTACCTTTGCAGTGCATTTAAGAAATAGGGATGCTTACTTAACACATAGGAATCCATATATAACAATGCTTCGTTCTTTGAAATACTTACATGTTAGCGTGATAATGAAACGCTTACTATTTGCAGCCGTGATTCTGTTTACAGATAGCGCAAACGTAAGATAGGCATTATCTTAATATCGTTATCAGAAATCTAACAAATGTTAGTGTAATGATACAATATAGTAGTATTAAGCGGTTTTTATGTTAGCCAACTAAAAGTAACATAAAGCAGTAACTTATAAATGAAAGAAGGAAAACGGATAGGCTATTATACGGAAGGTAGCTACATTATTACTTATTATTCTCAGCGTTGAAACATCTTAAAGTGAGTAAGGAAAAGTTAGAGTACAGAAATAAATTAGATGATAAATGAAAACCAAATACAATAATAAGTAACTGTTATATGTAGGCGAAAACCTCAGCCGTTGGCAATTAGGCGGATTAATTGATAGCCACAAATTAGTAACTAAAAAATAAAGCAATATGAAAAAGTTATCCAAAAAGCAAACATTATCTTATTTAGCACTTCAAAAGGTAGCTAGATTGCAGGAGTTATTAAAAATGACTCAAAATGCAGAAGTTGTTGTATCAAGCGACAATTACACCCCTGAGGCTTACACACAAAATAGTAAGTTTATAGACGATGCCCAAAAAGAAATTTATTCTTTACTTGAGGGTATCAAAAGAGATGTAGAGTGCATTTAAAAACAAAAAACCCACTACCTTAAAAAAGTAGTGGGCGAATCAAATTAAATCGAAAAATCGAAATAACTTGCTTACTTAACACGGCTGCAAAGTTATTAGTTTTTTCCGATATAAGCAAATTAATTAGTAACTTTTAAATATTTTAGGTATGAAGACTTATAAAACAAATTATTCTGTAGCTGTAAATTGGTGTAATAATGCGCTTATCCTCTGCAACAATATTACAGAGATAGACCCATCTATTTATGATAATATGCGCTTTGAACTGTTCGATGAAGAAGACGGCACACAAAAAGACATTTATCAGTGGTTTATTACAGATTGCACCGATGACGATGTAGAGTATCTGGAAAAGACATTTGGCTTGCTTTTCACTTATTCGGACTTATTGGATAAATATGTTCTTTGTGTAGACCATTTCGGCACAAGTTGGGACTATGTGGAATGGGAAACTACAAATGAATTGGCAAAAAGAGAATTAGGAGAAAAGAAGTAACTAACAATAACCTTTGCACTCGCTTATTTGTGGGTGCAAAGGTACAAATATTATAAGATATGGGGATATAAGTACAAAATGGGTAAGTACTGAATATAGAAATATTCAGTTTCACGTTGATATTGTAACTTTTGAGATAGCAACAAAGAAAAGCAATATTAAATCACTTTCTAGCCTTCTTGAAAATTACACAAAACTAGTACAAAAAGGCTTTATTAATACCTTTTGTGTGCTTGAAAATTCTTCTAGTATGTTTGTTGTAAAGATTTGCGTTATTACGGCAAAAAGACAATATCATAAAACATATTGGATAGGTGCAAAGATAGTCGGTATCTGGTAGCGGTTCGATTCCGCTTGCACCACAAAGTAACATTAAATAATTAGCAATATGAAAGAATTAAAAAAGTTAGCATTAATACTTCGTGCTTTGGGTATTACTGCAAAGGTAGTAAGCGAGCCTATTTGTTTTGGTAGCGAGTTAATTAGTGACAATACATTTTGCGTGTGCAAAAAAGGTAATGTACTCTTTGATGTTTGGCACGAACAAACAAATGAATTTGAATTGCATTTTACCTTCAAAAATACTTTGGTTTATGATACCTTATATTTGGATAGTCTTATTCAGGTAGTTAGCGAAATAACTAGTACTATCACCAAATTTGAGGGTTAAATAATGATGTTTGCGCCCTTATCTTTTCCCTTTGGTACACTTTATCAAGTGGGAAAAGATAAGGCTATATAGAGTAAATAAACGGCTAAATTTAGAAAGATATGGTTTACCAGCAAGTAATAAATAACAAATGGTTTTCATTTTGGGTAAATTGGTACAATAAAGACGGATGGAAAACCGAAAGCAAAAACGAAAATAAAGCAGTTGTTAGTAAGAGTTTTAAAGGTATTAAAAGATACCTTACGTTATATATACACTAATTATAGATAGAAAGATGAATATTGCTTAAAAGTTACTATAGCCGTGAGTAGTTTAGCTACCTCCAAATTCGTGATTTGGCACGGCACAAAGTTCAATTAAAAGATAGGAGAAAAGAAAATGATAACTACAGATAAGATTCGATATAACATTGGTGTGTACCTTTGGAATTACTGGCAGAATAATAACGATATAGAGTCTATTAGAAATGCTGAGAAAACTCTAAGAAATGAGATAGAAATTGGATTAAGAAGACGATTTAAAGACTTTTGCGAGTATCAATTACTTTGCAATAAGTTGGGTATTGAAAATAAACTTAATCTTGAATAGGAGATAGAGAATGAAAAAGTATATTGTAACTTTGGCAAATATGCCACAGAATCAAATAGCCTGCATTAATAACCATATTGCAGTAGGTAGTTTTTTTGAAGTTGGCGAGAGTATTACAGACAATACTCTTCACTCTGGAAAGAATATCGTAGATGATAAGCGTGTTATTGATACATTGGTATGGTACAAGCAACATCATCAAATCGGGAATGATTGTATATCAATCTTAGAGCCGTTAAATGTATAACTTTTAATCAATTTGGATATATGAGAAAGATACAGTTAAAAAGTAGTGTTTGCGTTAATTCATATATGCGTATTGATAAATGGGGCGATACGTATTGGGTGGATGATTACACATTGGAATATGGTGGATTAATCCAGTTTTTCAAAGGTGGATATACTTTGTTTTGTTTGGGCAAAAATGAATTTAGATACATCAATTAATCTATAGAGATATGAGTGACAAAGAAATGAATATGGCTATCTTAAACAAGTTGTATGAGATAGCCTTTGCAGTTTGGGAGAAGATGGCAAAGGTAGCCGATTACGGCTCATATACTGCAAGCGAGATTGCTAATATGTTAAATAAGGAGTTCAATTTTAGCAATGAGCAAAATGAAGACGAAAAAACAACTGTTAGTGTAGGTACATATACTTGCAGTTTTCCTTTGAAGAATATCTTTTATTTTGTTTCAGTCTTTGAAAAGCTAGCGAGTGTTGGCAGAAATGCAAGGCAATTTGTATTTGAAGAGTCTGGCGAGCTATTGGGCAAAGTTACCTTTGAAGTAAGCAAAGGAATGAGCGAGCTTTGTAAATTTGTTGCCGATGATGAGTTGCGCCCTGTTATGAACTATATCATATTGGATGCAGCTAATAATTGTTTGGTTGCAAGTGATGGGCACAAATTACTTTCTTTTCCTACAAAGGTATTGGAATATTCGGGAGATTTATCCAACTTCTATATCAACCCAAAGAAATTTGCTTTGATGTGCAAGAAAATGAAGAAAGGAGAAGTCTATAGTGTTACAGCCACAAAGGAAAGTGTGAATGGTAAGGAATGCAATAAATTAGAGTTCGATGGTATTACTTCTAATATCGGCTACATTGGCAGATACCCAAATTGGAAAAGTGTTTTCCCAAAGGTATCAAATGAACTCGCTTTGCACTTTGATAAAAACGCTTGGAATGAGATAACGAAATTCTGTAAGGTTGCAAAGAAAGATGGTGCAAATACTATTAGTTTGCACGGCTTATCTGGAGAAAGTAAGATTACCTTATCTTATGATGATTGCAAGCGTGAATTGGCTATCGAAAACAAATTGCAGCATACCATTGATGATGTATCATTTATGATTAAGTCTATTATTGCTTTCGATAGTGTTGATACTTTATATCTTGGTAAGTCTTCTTCTCATGCAGCAGTTGCAACAAATAGTCTTGGTAACATCTATTTGCTTATGCCAGCCGTATATGAGGGTAGAGGCTATTCAGTAGATACTAGATACGTACCATTTGATATAGACGTATTGGAAGAGCGTGCAAATGAGTGCACAAATGAGCCTACAGAAGACGTTATCCCTGCAAAGGTGGATAGTATTACAACTGAGGAAAAAGAATGCGCTACAGAGAAGAAAACAGAGCAAACAGATACACCTGCAAAGGTAGTACCATTGAATAAGTCTAGCAATAAGTTTTGCTTTGATGCAGTTGATGTAAATGTAGGCGATAAATTAACATTCATTGATGGCACAGAGGTTATTGCAGCAGAAGACAATAAGGTATCATTTTGTGGCGAACTGTTCACTTTGTCGGGATTCTGCAAAGAGTTCATGCCCGATGATAAGCGAACAAAAAGTAATACCTATCGTGGGTGTGTCTTCTTCTTTAAGGATGGTGTAAAATTGGAAAAGCTATTCAAGGATGCGCAAAAGAAATCATTGGTATCAAAAGAAGAGATTGCAGCCGTACCTGATGATACATTGGATAGCGTGCCAAATGAGCATCAAGCGAGTGAGAAATGCACCGAGCGGACAATTACACCACCTACAAAGGAAAACGTCTCAGAGTGCAAAGAAACGGTATCAGCCGCAAAGGTTGTGGCTATCTCTATCGGTGTTCCTTCATGCTTGGATATTCCACCGAACAATATGCGGTTGGATATTGCAGCAAACAAGCCGTTAAATGCGGCTGTAGGCGATTGCTTATGTGGTGTTGGCAAAGTAGTACACACACTACCTTTGCCACCTCCACGGAGCAAAGAAATTAGCGAATTAATAACATATACAAACTTTTATAATACATCATAAAATGAACGTAAATCAATTAAGAAAGGCTATCAAAGTAGCCAAAGCAGAAAGTAAGGTAATTTACATTGCTATCCATAATAGCCGTTTTCATATTGACTTCAATAATTGCAAGTATAGAATAGACGGAACGAATGAGCTACTTATAATAAACGATTCGTTTCTTAAAGATACTATCATCTTGGATATTCATCAAATAATGTTTATCGAAACAAATTTTAAACATTAATCAATTAAAAGAAAGGAACGAAAATGAAAGTACATCACATAGCACATTATGAATATGGCAGAAGACCACATTCAGAAATGAGAAAAAAGGAGTTTCCTACACGATGGGAGGCTGAGAAGTTTTGTGAGGAATGGAGAAAAGAACATTATTGTTTTGGGGGTGCAGCATGGGCAGAAAGCATAACAGAGCCGAGACCAATAACCGCTAACGATATTCTCGCAGCCGCAGTAATCAAAAAGATTTTAAGATATTAAAAAGACTAAGTTATGAGCAAATTTATTGAAGTAACAACAAGAAATAAGATGTTGATAAACGTCTCTGAGATAGCTTGTATCGAGCCATGCAAAGATTTTAATATAGAAGGCTGCATGATTACCCTCATTCACACAACAAAGCGTTTTACAGAGGGGCGCAAAATATTCATAAAGGAGACTTATAATGAAGTTAAAAAATTAATTCAAGGGTAAAGTTATGAAAGTATATGTAGTTATCAATTCACACCAACATGGATTGGGTGAGGCTGTTGAGGTTGAGGCAGAAGTATTCTCAACCAGAGACAAGGCTAGGAAAGCGATGGAAGGCAAAGGTCTGAACACATTGGAAAGCTATAAGCATTCATTGGATTGTGATGATTTCCAAATCAGCGTATCAGGCTCATTCTATCATATCTCAGACAACGAAGGTGAGACGTGGGATAATTTCGATATTGTAGAACAAGAAATAAAGTAACAAGACTATGGATATTAAGACTATCAAAGACATCTTAAATGATGCAAAGGAATGCGGTTGCATTGCAGGTATTTCACTCTCTAATGGGCAGCTAACTCATGCAAACTTTAGTAAATCAAAGTTGTTTGATTTTACTGCCGATGTTCTTTATAACGAAAAAAAGCATTTGGTAACAATACTTTCCGAGAACGGAAACAGAGATTACATTGATAGTGATACTATCATACGTATCTTTATTAGAGAAGTTGTTTAACAATTAATTATAGGAGATTATATCATGTGGACTAAAGAGATTGAAGATTGCTTATCCAAACTTACAAAAGAAGAGGAGCGAGTATTGAAGAGAACCATCACCAAAGGTGGATTTGGTAATGATAGTTGCAGTTTCAGAAACATTCTTGGCGGTATTTCAAAGGAAGGAACTATATGTTGGGTGTATATGACTAACTATAGAAATCCAAATACCAGACGTTTCTACCTCAAGAAGACTGAGGAGATATTCAAGTCTATCCGTGAGAAGTTATGCCCAAATGGTGACATTGGTCGTTTCTTTATTTATCAGAAGGAATGGTGGGGAGAAAATTCAAGCGACATTATCCGTGTTCCTGAAGATATTCATATAGCATTGGAACAGTGGGCAGACGATGGTATTGATAAGGCGACTCATTGCCCTATTAATGAAAAAGACCTTGGCATTGACGAGTTGTTAGAAGATTTATTTAACGATGGACATTATTCTTGGAACAAAGATAATACAGAAAAGGTTGGATTTGTCGGCAACGAGCCAATATTGGTACGACAGGAAACCGATAACAAATTGCTGGTTAGATTCCTTGGCGATGCTTGGTGTCCTGATGTTGTTGAGGAATGGGTGAAGAGAATTGAACATGACAAGAACAATGATGTAGATTACGTGATTGATACTTATATGTTTGGGGTGATTGAGAATGACCGAGAGCGTAGAAGTAGCGATTTTCACGTTTCATTCTATTATCGTGGATAATAAATAGAAGAAAGTAACGTTTTAAGTAATAAGAGATAGGATAGGAGATAGGAGAAATGAAGACAACAGAAATCAAGAATGAAGGTGGCGCATCTGTAAAATACGACATCGTAAACATCGGCTGTAAGGATTGTCCTTATTGCATGATGGCAGAAGGTCACTACCTTTGCCGTTCCGACAAAAGCTGCAACGCAAAGGCAAACATGACAGATGATGATGAGCCAAAGCAGAAAGTAATAATATACAGTCGTGTCTCTACTGAAAAGCAGACATTGGAGCAGCAGGAAAGAACAATCAACGAATGGTTGAATTGTCACAATCTAAAAGCTACTCACGAAGTGAAGGAGGAAGGAGTATCGGGTAAGGTATCTTATAAGGATAGAAACCTTGGTAAGGTAGTGTTGCCGATGCTTGATAAGGGTGATATACTTATCGTGTCCGAAGTCAGCCGTATCGGTCGTTCTATGAGCGACATCAACAAGTTTGTAAATGACGAACTGAAACCACGTGGTGTGCGCTTGGTTATCGTTCAGATGGGTATTGACCTTGATTGCAGCCATCTGAAAGCGATTGACGAAATGTTGTTGTTCGCTTTTTCATTCTCGGCACAGATGGAGCGTGAACTCATTCAAGAGCGAACACAGAGCGCATTGGAAGTACGCAAGCAGAAGTTGGCACAAGACGGAGAGTTTATCTCAAAGTCTGGTAAGGTCGTTAAAAAATTGGGCAGACCTAGAAAATGTGACTTGTCAAATGCACAGAAGGCTGCATCGGAAAAGCGCAAGAAAGAAGCTGCTGAGAAACCTTGTAACAAGGCTATATGGAATGTGGTTAAGAAGTGTACCAATGACTTTACGGAATTGACTACACCTAACTTTGCCGATGCAGCTATGATGTTGCAGCAGATGGGCGTTTATTCGTCCACTGGCAAGGTTTTGACGAAAGAACTGGTAAGAAGTGCGTATTACAATCTACGCTCAGTCTATGGCAGTCAGGTTTATTTCAGACGTGGTTCTGCAAACTATCGTGTAATGCGAGAAAAAGGTATGACTGATGAGGAGATTCAGCAGTATTACAAGGAACTGAATAACAACAACAATAATACGGAGGAGGTTTAAGTTATGGCATTCTTAATAGCAATTTGGCTAATCGGCACATTGTTCGATTGCGCCATGGGCAGAAATAAAGATTAAAATTTCTGCCCTACACACAATATAATGACGCATTTTGCGTTATCTCTTGAAAATAATATAAATATTATAGCCCTACGCATCACGGATAAGCGAATAAGTTATGAAGAAAGAAGATATTAATACATTAGATGACCTCAAAGTGTTCTTGACAGCTTATCAAGAGGAAAATCCGGAAGATGACTGCTGTGAGTTGGTTCGTGGCATCTGCAAGGAGAACGGATGGATATATACTGCTGATTCTTCTATCGGTTATGATGATGAGGATTTCGCCACCGATGGCGAGCATATTCTTTCACTCGTTTCCACAGGCTGGCAGATATTCGAGAACAACGGACAGGATATTGAGCATAATAGTACAGACATTACGGTTCGTGAAGATGGCGATAATTACTACGTTAATTTCAATACTGGTCTAGGCGAAGGCATCTATCCAAAAGCAGATTGGACGCTAGAGAAGGCTATCAAAGACCAGGAGAATATCTATAAAGAAAATAAGTAATAACCATTCAGCCCTAAGCGCATCACGGTGAAGCGCAGACAATATGAAGAAGTTTTTTGTTTATTTCGACAAGAAAGTTATCATCAACTCAGCAGAAGAAGCCGAGGAGTTTATCAACAGCCTGACCGACAAGAACGAGCCAGGCGGCAGAAAGTTGGAGGTTAACTACAACGTTCACGCCCTTCTGAAGAAGATTTATCAGGACGAGCAGGCGGGTAGAAAATTGCAGACTACAGGCTGTAGCCATTCATCCTTCATCTATTGCTATCCTGCCCTAGCTGATACCACAGAGGAGTGCGAGAAGGCTATCATAGCGAAGGAGGAAGCAGACCGCAAGCGCAAGCAGGATGAGGAGATTCAGGAAAAGCAGCGCATCGCCCGAGAAATCAACGAGCGCCGCAAGGAACTGGCGGCGATGCCGAAAGGCTTCTTTACCGTTTGCCTTTATGCAACCGTTAGTTTCTCCTATAAATATTATGAGTATGAAGGCTATGCCGAGAATGGCGAGGAGGCATATAAGATGGCAGTAGCGAAGTTGAAGAAAGATTTCGGTGCCCGTCTCTGGGATTACGATAGCATTCTTGATGCTGAAATCATTCCCCGTCTTCTCGGTGATGATATTTATTCGTTATAGCATCGGAGATTTATTGCTAGATTTAATAACACATTATAGCCCTCGACACCACGGTTAAGTCACAATAAATGAAAAAGGTTTTAATGTTTATGGCAATTATGATTGCAGCTTTCTCTATGGTGGCTTGCAGTAGTGATAGCCGAGAAGACAATATTCACGAAGATACACAAAAGACACTGGCAGACTATGATGGCGTATGGGAGGACGAAGATAATGATACCCTATTTATATCAATATCCGCAAACGGAAATATCAAATACTATTGCGGCAGCATTTATATGGGAAACGGAATTGGTGTATTGAACGGAAATACGCTTGTAGTTCCAAATGAATATACTGGAATGACTGACGAGTTTGAATTATCTGGTTCTGTCGATAATTTGCGTTTAAAATGTAAACTTAAAGACGGCGTAAACAAAGATGCCTATTGTTCTATTACCCTTAATCTCCATAAGACTAATGAATCTTTAGCATTGTTTACTGGTGATGTCTGGATGCCAAAACTTTATTTTGGCTCTACTGACAGAAAGAGTTGGCAGCAATGGAGAATGCAGGTAACAAGCAATAATTCTTCTTTGTATTACCTACACCACAATACTTATGGAATAATGAAGCAATATGGTCTATATTCCATACAGAGACAATATAAGAATAAATATAAATTTTTATATAGCCATTTTTCCGATAACGATGACCATAAAATCGTAGTATTCTCTTGGGATGGAGAATTTATCCGAAACAACAAAAACATTCCAAATTAGGTAGTTAATTTTCTGTGTTATCCTCCATGTTGCCAACAATAAATACTACCTTTGGATGCTCTTCTTTTGCATCGTTTTCCTTTCTTTGTGCGTGCAGCACACTGGTTTCTCGATGCAGATGAAGAGCCTCCAATACTAGGATTCCCAGATGTATCAACACCTTTTTGCTGGAATACATTAAATGTATCTGATATATTAAATTTATTGCTATATACAACAAATGAACATTCTCTATCTCTATCAGTATCGTTTGTATCAACTTGAATGTATATCTTCTCAAATCTTACATCAAAATCTGATACCCAATTACAATAATTGATAGGTTCTACACTAACATCATTACTTATCTCATAATCACTAACGAAATTTACCCAGTACTTTCCGCTAAACCAAGGAATGTACGTATCCTCAACTATGAGGTAATGGCATTCTTGAATTTCCTCAAAGTTATATTTCTTGCATCCGACTATGGGTATAAGAAATAAAATTAATATAGATATTATTTTCTTCATATCTAACCAAACGGAATTAGTTTAGATATATTGTGTTACCAACAGACTATTTTAGCCGCTTACAGAAGAAATTTTCACTATCTCTTTGAGTTCCCAGATATTTTGTCTATCTTTGCAAAGCAATTATTCATTGGAACTCATCTATCTATCTCAGCCCTGCCGTTGGTGCTCAATGGTGGGGCTTTCCTTTCGCATTTCTTTTATACCTATCATATCGCCCTGCATCATCATTTTTTGGTGGTGTAGGGCATTTTTGTTTGTTAAACAGAACTAAATTTTTAGTTATTTGTAAATCTTTATTATCTCCCGAAAATCCCCGTATCCCTATCTAAATATCATATATTGATATTATATATAATTTTCTCACATTAATCTTCCTTTCGTGTTGTTAATAAGCGTTTTAGGCACATTTGGCGGTTTGCAAGGAATTGCGTACTTTTGCAGTGCTTGTTAGTAGTTGCGCACTAAACAGCGGACATTTAAGTATATTTGAGTGATTATTCACTTCCCTATACGAAACCCTATCCAGAGTTCGGAGCGCAACACGAACAAAGGATAGGGTTTTCACTTTCCCTATTCTTTTTCGAGAGTAAGCAAGTAGTCTTGGTGGCTTGTCGGCTAAATACACTCGGCTACACAGACTTTAAACCCACGTCACAAGAGGCGCATGGTGACACCGCAGGAACTGAAGGCAGAAGGCGGGCAGGGCGGGGCGTACCCCGAAAGCTGCTTAGGTTAAGTGCTGTACGATTTGGCAACTGACCCGACCGAAGGGGCTCATTATACTGGGTTCATGTACCTTCGAGTGGAATATTCCTTCCAAACTCTCATCGTTTCAATGAATGATGGGGGTAAGGGGGAGAACCACTCATTCAGAGGTCTATTGCCTGTTTCATATAACCTTTTTATAAGGAACAATATTAATTATAAATCATTAAATATAGGGAAGATGATTACAAATCAAGTAATGAAAAGACCGATGGGAAACTTTTTGGTCGAGCAAAGAACAAAAGATTATATGTTCAATGCTACAAACTTGCTCAAACAATGGAATGAGTTTGTTGAGCATAATAATGATACCCAAAAAGTTGGGTATGTAAAGAAAGACCTTGATGATTTCTTCAATAACAAAGGAATCAAGGAATTCATCAATGCTTTGATGGATGAAGAAAATCTACATACCCAAAATTCTGTGTATGTAAAATCGAAAGCAAGGTCTGATAGAGGTGGAGGTACTTGGATGCACCCTATTCTCTTTGTTAAATTTGCAATGTGGCTCAATCCACGATTTGAGGTTCAAGTTATAAAGTTTGTGTACGACCAAATGTTGAAATATAGAAATGATGCAGGTGATGCGTACAAAGAGCTTGGTACATCTATTGGTAAAATTGTTAGTAAGAAGTTTATGCCAGTAGCTATGTGTAAAGTAGCAAAAGCGATAAATTATGTTGTGTTCGGAAAGCACGAACATGAAATGAGAAATAAGCAAGGAGAAGAAGAAAAACAATACGAATTGTTTAATATGGAGAGACAAGTTGCAATGCTTATTAATGATGGTTTTCTTCGCTCATACGACCATGTAATAGAATATTTGAGAAAGAAGTATGTAGAGAAATATTTGCCATCTGTTCTGAAAGTTAAGTAATATACACAAATAAAACAGAATAATATGTTTGGAGTAGAAACAATCACTCGAAAGTGTGTAATCACGCTTACGGGGGGGCACAAAGTAGTAGGCACATTATCTATGCCGAAACCGAAAAAAGCTATGTTCCCAGACGAAATGGAACGTAACTTTATCAAGAGTTTTAACGAATCACAGCCTAATGCAGTAAACAAGGCTGTTAGTGTTCACATTTTAAGAAATTGATTATGATGGTAGTAGCAGATAGAATTAGAATTACGGCTCAGATTGCAGTGTTAAAGGAGATTGCTCTTGACTATAAGGGGAAGACAATCGACAACGTTATCCAACAGTTGGAATCGAGATTGGCAGATTAAAATCTGAAACAATAAAATAGTTAGTAATATGGCTAGAATCACAAGAAATAAAGCTGCCGAGATACTGGGATTATCTAGACAGACAATCAGTAACTACATTGAGCAAGGTCTCATAGGTAGTTGTGTAGGCGAACATGGCATCTTGTATGTGAACAGCGAGGATGTTGAGAAATACGCCGAGAAGTACAAGATGCTTGCAGCCAACGAAAAGATGATAGATGATAAGCTCAAAGAAGTTGAAGCGCACAAGCGTGCAATAAACGTTGAACTTACCGAGTTGAGAAACAGAGCGACCGCAAACGGCAAACTGGCTGCAAACGCTGTCGGTATGCTTTTTGGCGTAATAAACGCTATGTCGTATCTTGACATCACTCCAAAACTCAGCTATCGTGAATCTAAGTTGCTAAAGGACATTATTAATGGGATGACGTATGATGAGTTGTCAATCAAGTATGGCGTATCAGCAACTAGAATCAGACAGATTGTAGAGAAGACGTGCAATAAGCTGACGTACAACGAGGATGCCGCCATTGCCGAGATTGCTACAAATCAAGATTTGAGAATCGTGATTGATGGTTTAAAGAAGAAACTAAAAGCAACACAAGCTAGTTATGATGAATACAGACGTGCAAAAGGCGATACTCCTATCGGTGGAACAATACTTCCACCATTAATACTTGGTAAAGATGTAAACGACTGTGGCTTTCCTGTTCGTATTCTGAATATGTTCAGATGGTGCGACGTATATACCGTAGGCGATTTACTCCGCAAATTCCATGGTAAGTCTGATTTGGATAAGATTAGAAATCTTGGCAAAAAGAGTATATGGATTATTCTCGACTTTATCGAAGAGAATAATCTTAGTTTCAAACAGAATGGAGAGAGTGATGAGGATTTCTATATTCGTCTCAACAATAATTTATCGAATAAAAAACATGAAGAAAATGATTAAGAAGTGTTTCGGATGGTTCGATATTTACTATGCCGTAATGTTATTGGGTGTTACGTTTGCAATATCCAACGCTTGTACTGGCAGTTGGAGTGTTGCATTCGTTTGGTTTGGATTCGTATTCAGTTGGGGAATATTCAAACTGGTAATAAGCGAGGAGAACAGAAGATACAAAGCTCTTGTTAACCTCTCAAAGGAAATACAGAGTAATGAGAAAAAAGCGGTACAGACAACGGTATGGGCTTATGATGAGCTGCACCTTGAAATGCAGCGTCACACACTGACCGCATTACAAGGTATGAAGTACAAGAATAAGGCTGAGTTTATGCAGCGCAAGAAGAGCCTTACACAATACCTAAAGTATTCTGATGCAATTGACAACCTCTACGAGCAAGAAGTTGAACGCTTGCATAAAATGGAGAAAGAAATTGAAAAGAAGAATAATGATGAAAAAGACCAAGGAACTGACTCTGAAACAGAGACTGCAAAATCTGAGTGAAGCACCAACACCATTCTTTTACTCACTTACACCATTCGCCGCAGGATTTACACAAGGTTTCAATTACGAAAAGAAACGACTTGTTTCTGCATTGGTGAATAACTCGGAAGTCACAAAGGACTTCATCAACGAGCCTATCAGCGTGCCGATAAGCAATAGCATTCTGTTTATGCACGCATTCATTGATGGCTCTGTTGACTATCGTAAGAAAATAGAAACTATTCTATCTGATAAATAGCAAGAAAGGGAGGTTAATAGCCTCCCTTTTTTATTTGCCCTTTCGGAAAACTCAAAACATCATTTGAGTTTTATTTGTTGTCTTTGTTACACTCTAAATCGGCATTCAGGTAGTCAATGACCTTTCTGTTGGCTTCATCAATCTTAGATGTATCGTATTCTACGTACACTCCAGTTATTGAATTATCCCAAATAGAGTGCCCTAATGCCCTTCCGATAATCTCCATAGGTATTCCTATCTTTGCGGCGAACGTTGCCCACGTATGGCGATTCCAATAGCTTGTCAGGTCTGGCTCAATCGCATCATTTGTGCGGTCGTATCGTCTTCCGTCATATACCTTTTTTCCTAGAGAACGAAGGCAATAGTTACATTTTGTCGTAAACTGAGCATACCCTGCTGAATGAGTAATCCTCATAAACGAAAATAATTCGTTGCTGCTGCTATTATTCTTGTATCTATCTATAATCTCTTTAGCCTCTGGCTCAACTCTAATATCGTACAATCTGTTAGTCTTATTACGGAAGAATGATATACGTCCGTCCTTATAGTCTTCCTTGGTAAGGTCTAGAATATCCGACAAGTTCGTACCTATCAAATAGAAACCAAGCATAAAGAAATCTCTATATATACTATCGTGGGCATCGAGTTTAATATCTCGTATGGCTCGTAACTGCTCTACAGATAGATTTCTCTTGCGTGTTCTATCTTTCTTGAAAGCTGCCCTCTCAAATGGATAATTAGTAGTGAGCTTTTTTCTTCTTGCCCAGTTAAATACTGACTTCAATTTATCAATATCTCCAATAATACCATTGTTGCATCTGCCTTTTTCTTCCTCATGCTTATAGAATCCCTCTACCCACGAAAAATCTATTCCGTCAAGCGTGGCATTCTCATCATATATGGAAATATCCGTTATAAGATGTTTGTAGGCGGCTATAGTGCCTGTCTTATCCTTTGTGTCGATAAACTTCTCTATTGCACTAATAATGGTGTTCCTGTTCCTTTTCTTGCCAACAATCAACTCTTTAAGATGTTCTTTGAGTTCGTCAACGCTTTCGTTACTATGCTCATTGATGTAATCATCACACATCTTATATATCTGTGCAAGTCTGTTGGTCTTAGACTTTGCCGACTTGTCGGAACGAGGAAAAACCATTCCGTCAAACTTCTCTGTTGTCTGTAATCCAGTTGACAGATAAAACCTCTTGTACTTATGCGTAACAGATAAGTACACCTTAAAATCTCTGCTATCAATATATACTTTCATAACTCATTTATTCTTTATGCTTGCATATTGCTTGCAAAAACACCTAGTTTTTATCCGTTTTACGGGGTTTTTAGGGCTGTTTTGCACTGCTAATACAACAAATGTATGTTTATAACTTACTGATAATCAATCAGAATATATTTTATGTAATTAAGAGGATGATCTTCTTGTCGTCAACTGTTGCCATGTATATAAATAAATGTGTATTTGTGAATAAATTGCCGAAATTGGCACTAACAGTTGCAAAGATACATTATTTTTTTGAAATTCTCGCCTTTCTTTCAAAGAAAAGTTGTATATTTGCATTGATAACATCAAATAGAGGCATTTTGTAATGCTTCTTTCATCTTTTAAAAAGAAAGGATATTTATGGATGCAACCTATATAGACCTGACTGTTCGCCTGTCTCTGGCTCTCATTTTAGGAGGAGCGATAGGTATCGAAAGAGAATACCGTGCCAAGGAGGCGGGGTTCCGCACTCACTTCCTGGTAGCCCTGGGTAGTGCGCTTTTCTGTGTGGTTTCGCAGTATGGATTCGGATTTGACTTAAAGGATTCTTCCCGTGTGGCTGCGCAGGTGGTTTCGGGCATTGGATTTCTGGGCGCCGGAACGATTATCTTCCAGAAGAACGTGGTCAGGGGCTTGACTACTGCTGCTGGCTTGTGGGTGACGGCAGCCATCGGTCTGGCGTGCGGTACGGGAATGTATGTAGCTGCAATTATTACTACGGCGATGGTGCTACTGGGACTGGAAGTATTGAACTACTGGATTCCGCAGTTGGGAACCTCTACCATCGAACTGAATTTCTCTGCTCCATCAAGGGACAGCGTGAAGGAATTCATCAGTAAAATCAAACAGAAAGGCATGGAAGTTCATTCTTACGAACTAAAAGAACGGAGATTTTCTAAGGAAGAATTTGTGGAGGCGAGCATTGAAATAAAAGCCAAACGGGGGTTCCATACGCTGGAGATTCTGGATTATATGAATGATTTCTCGGACGTCACGATTTCGACGATTAAATAGAAAGAAAAGATAAAAAGGAGTTAAGATGATCATCTTAACTCCTTTTTATCTTTATATGCTTAGAAAATCCTCGCCAGATAGTCGTAGTGCTCGCCTTCTGCCACGAGTTCACCATGCAACCCGCAGGTTTCGGCAATGGACTTGAGTAATGGGAAATCCACGTAGAGCCAGTTGAAGCGGTCGCCCTTTACATCCTTGTAGATCATCTGATAATCCACTTCACCATAGTAGGCACCATTTAGATTGATGTCGAAACTTCCGTCTTCATTCTCGTAGATATATTTGAGGTCGGAGG